TTGCAGGTCGTGTTGACTTGATTGCACATTGGGACGGAAAACTATCTATCATTGATTTCAAGACCAGTAGCAGGATTAAAACCAGAGATAAGGTTATGTCCTATTTTTGGCAAGAAACTGCATATGCATTGATGTTAGAAGAAATGATTGATATACCTGTTGACCAGATTGTTACCGTTATGGCAGTAGATGGTTCTGAACCATTGGTGTTCATTGAAAAGACTCAAGACCATATCGATGGACTAGTAAAAGCCATACAATTCTATAAAGATTCTTTGGTGGCTTGACAAGTCTCTAATCCTGTGATACAATATATAATTAACACACTTATGAACTGGGACATGGCTCGGCTGTGCAATTAGACTAAGTTCCCACTTTGTGGGTACGGGAGGGTGGATCTCCCTGAGTGTGTTTTTTAACACTATAGAAGATTAGATAATATCAAATCTCAGGGCTGGTACACCAGATTACTCTAGGGAAACCTAAAAGTGCAGATAGACCGTATAGTGTTTTTTATTGCTGTATGAAGCAAAGAGAAAAGTGTTCTGGACGGGGGTGCGAATCCCCCCAGGTCCACCATAAGGATTGTAATGAAAGAAAAAATATTAACTGCTATTGAAATGATTGCAGAGTTCCTAAAAGGAATAGCACAATCTTTATGATGGGCCTGCATAGTTTCGACAGGGCAAAGAGTAACAGAGTGGACAGCACGGTAGGCGATGACCGTTAATCAAGCAAAAAACGTAAATGCAAACGACTCCGCATATCGCCTAGCTGCTTAAGCTAAGCTGAGGTTTCGCCGACTGTCCTTATTATCCAATCAGTCGGCAATTTGTTCAACAAAAGGAGAAAATTTTGATTAAAAAACTCGTACTTATCGCATCCCTTATGGGTGTATTTGCAAGCGCACAGGCTTTAGAAGTTGGTATCAATGATGGTACTAATCTTAGCTCAACGCAAAATGTTTGGGGTGTTACAGTAGGTGAAACTGTGAAAGGTTATAACTTAACCGCAGGCTTCAATCGTTCTACAACTGCCGACTCTTATAGTTTGGTAAATGCTGTAGAGGTAGCAAAATTTGGACCTGTATCACTTGATGCTAAATTTGGTGCTGTCTTTGTTGACAGTCAATCAGGTTCAGCTTATGATGGTTATGCCGCTACGGTTGGTGTCGGTGCTCGTATGCCTATCACTAAATCAGTTTCAGCAGGCCTTGATTACAGTTACCAAGCTGGTCAAGACCGTGTTGTTGCAGAAAACGGTAGCCGTATCACTGCTGGCGTTAAATTTAGTTTCTAAACTAAAAAGGGTTTAATAGGTTTTCCCTGGCGGCCGACCCGTCCAAATAACCTATCAATTTTTCGAAAGGAAACCCATGCGAAGTAAAGCAATACTTTTCAGCATAGTAGTTTCCGCAATAGTTCTTTGCCTCTCCATGGTAAACATTAATTTTAGGATGCCCCTAAAAGCTGATTACCAAAATCTTACTGAGGCAACAAAAAGGCAGGTTACATGCCTTGCAGAGAACATTTACTTTGAGGCTGGACATGAACCATTGAGTGGTAAACAAGCTGTTGCTTTTGTTACCATGAATCGTGTACAAGCCGGTTACAGTAAAGATATTTGCGGAGTTGTTCATCAGAAGACGGGGGATACCTGTCAGTTTTCCTGGTTGTGTGACAAAAACATTACCAGTAAACGCTTGACAATTAGAGATAGTTCATTGTATAATGAAGTTCGTGAGTTGGCTGTGGACATGATTCTAAATCGTGACCTCAAGGAAGATGTTACACAAGGTGCAACATACTACCATGCCGACTATGTAAATCCACAGTGGAAATTAGAAAAAGTGAAGAAAATAGGTCATCACATTTTCTATAGAAGCCGTGTGGATAATATTGACAGAAATAGGAATTTTTATGAATAAAGAATTAGTGACATATATTGTTTGTGTGAGCATTTTAATTGGTTCTGCTATTGCAGGTTTCACCGTTTACAACCTAAATGAACGCAACAACTTTGCAAAGAACATGGAATCAGCAATCGCCAAAGGTGTTGATCCATTGTCGGTGAAGTGTGCTTATGAACAATTACCCACTGCAACCTGCATCACATTTGCACTAGGTAAACGATAATGGCAACTAGAGAAGAAATATCTGATTTCTCCACTAGAATATTGGAGATGGCTGATGAACAAGGTCAACCTTGTATGGATGTCATTATCCAATATTGTGATGAAACAGGTATCGAGGTAGAAATTGCAGCAACAATGATTTCTTCATTTCTAAAAGCTCGTATCCGTGAAGAAGCACAGTCGGTTAATCTAATCAAGAAGGCCGCAAAGCTACCGTTATGAATGAAGGTACAGGCTTTGCGGCCTTTGCGTTATATAATGCATTGAAGTTACATTTCACATCTTCCTATGATTACTTTAAGTATCATGGGAAGACTAATGTGAGTAAAGATACCTTTTTGAGGCGTAAAGATAAATATAGCTTCTACAAGTTATCACGCAAATACTCGTTGGATGAACTCAGGAACTTCTTTGTGGCTAATTTTGTATACGGTGACTCAACTTGGGTTGGTGAAATGACTGGACCGAATGGTGAAGATGTATATAAAAAGTGGCAAAAGATTTCTCAGAGCTTGACATATAATTTTGAATCTGATATAGTACGCATCTTAGAACAGGTAAATAGTCCTGATGAATTGATGAAGGTAAGGTCTGGTGAGTATCCTGACCTACTAGTTGGTGCGATGCAGAATTCAATTTCGATTGAAACACTGGTGATACTGAATGATATGATGAACTTCTTTTCCATGTGGGACAAAAAGATAAGTGATGACATTATTTGGCCGTCCTGGAAATTGAAGTGTGAAAAGTATGCACCATTTATTACATACGATAAAGTTAAGTTTAAGAATATTTTAAAAGAGGCAATTACAAATGAGTAAATATACAAAAATCTATTTGGACATGGACGGCGTAATTGCTGACTTTGCCAAGAGATATAAGGAATTGTTCCTTATTACACCTGAACAAGCAGATAGGAGCCGCAATTTTGCTGGTTACTTTAAGTCTTTTATTGATACTAAACAATTCGCAAACCTTGATATGATGCCAGATGCAAGGATGCTATTGGATCATTTGAACACATTAGATATTCCTGTAGAGATTCTTTCTTCTACAGCAAAACAAGATTCACATGTGGACATTTCAGACCAAAAAAGAGTATGGTTGATTTCACAAGGTATCAATTATCCACGCAATTTTGTACCAGGTAAAAGCCTGAAGTACACCTTTGCGGCACCAGAATCCATTATCATTGATGACACACTTTCTGTTATTAGTGACTGGGTTGAGGCAGGTGGTACAGCAATCCATCACACGGATGCTGCATCTACTATTGCTTCATTAGACGCTTTATTGAGCGCCTAAATACACTTATATTATGTATAAAGTGGATAATCCGTTTTAATTTTTTACACTCCGTTATATAAAGGAAAAATCATGGTAGATTTCGCAAATCTTAAACGCTCTTCGGGCAATCTTGACAAACTCTCTAAAGCTATTGAAGCTTTAAACACTACAGAGGGTTCTGACAACAAAGACAATTATTGGAAACCTGAAGTAGACAAAGCTGGTAACGGCATGGCTGTTATTCGTTTTCTTCCAGCTCCGGCTGTAGATGGTGATGACGCACTTCCGTGGGTCAAACTATTCTCACACGGCTTTCAAGGTCCTGGTGGTTGGCTTATTGACAACTGCTTGACAACCAAGAACCAACAATGTCCTGTGTGTGAACACAATTCTTCATTGTGGAATACTGGTATCGAAGCCAACAAAGACATTGTACGCAAACAAAAGCGTAAACTGAACTACATTGCAAATGTCTATATCGTTTCGGATCCAAAACATCCTGAGAACGAAGGACAAATCAAGTTGTTCCGTTTCGGTAAGAAAATCTTTGACAAAATCTCAGAAGCAATGAACCCACAGTTTGCTGATGAACAGGCAATCAACCCATTCGACCTGTGGGCTGGCGCTAACTTCAAGTTGAAGATTCGTAAAGTTGAGGGTTACCAAAACTATGACAAGTCTGAATTTGAATCTCCTGCACCATTGTCTACAGATGATGCAAAGCTTGAGAAAATCTGGAAATCAGAACACTCTTTGAAAGAGATGACTGCTGATAAGGAATTCAAGACATATGATGAACTATCGACTCGCTTGAATCGTGTTCTTGGTTTGAATGGTGAGACTATTAAACCTAAGACTACTGTTGAACAAATGAAGGCAACACCTGAGGCATTTAGACCTAAGGCTGTTGAACCTGAATTGTCACTGTCTGGTGATGATGACGATATGGCCTACTTCTCAAAGTTGGCTGAAGAAGACTAAAATTCTTTCTTTCATGGAACTTGATACCCCGCCTAGTGCGGGGTTTTTTATGCCATCGCAATAGGTGGTCCACTAAATCTACGATTAGCTTTAAGTATTGCTACTAGAGTTTCATTTGTTGTTCGGACAGGAGTTGACACAGCAAAATCAATGCCGCCGGTGCCAGTTTTTACAACATTCTTACTTGCATCAATTATAGTAGGCTTTGTACTTCCACCACTATCATTTAAATTTAAACTAGCATAAAGATTTTGATTTTGTAAAAAACTTTGAGCCGCTCTACTGGCTGCCGGCATTGTTGGAGAAAAACTACTTTTACCACTTTGATTTGGTACTAAGTTTAAGTCTGTTCCAGCAGGTTTATCTACACTTCTTAGAGGCATACTTTCACCAATAGGAGGTGGAAGACCTACTGTACCACTGGCCGACCCAAACTCGCGGGTTGCTGTTGTCGCACCACCACTAGAATTAGATGTACCTATTGTTGATGTACGAGAACCACTCCTATCAACTGCGACAGCTGTAGAACCTGGTGATTGTGCAGTTACTGGTCTCACAGAAACTGATGATGTATCTGGTTGGCTTGACATTTGATTTGCCTCTGCGCCGCCCGGAGCAATCTGAACCTGTGTCGGATCAGGTGGTCCTGCATTAGTAATGACCGGTACAGGCGCCGGTGGTGCAACATATTTTGGACTTCTTGGATTTGTGTTAGGAACAACTAAATTTTCACCTACACCACCAGAAAGAATAACCAATTTTCCAGCTCTATTTGTAACTTCACCTTGAAATTGAGCCCTTTGATTACCCTGCGTTCTCGCTAACCAATCTGTCACTTGTTGTAAATTTTGAACAGATAACTCTTGCTTTTTTTCTGCTTCAGTAAAAAGAGGATTAGTCATTATTGATTCGACTAAATCTCTAGGTTTTTGTTTTCCTATTTTTTGAGCGTTTAATGCTCCAGCTTCAGTATTATTGGAAGCTTCACCCCTCTGAATCATTGCGTATGGATCACTTAAATACTCCGCTTTGTAAGGATTAATCCTTACAGCGGCTTGACGTTCTTCAACTTCTCTTGTTGTTACCACTACTGCGCCAATGGCTGCTGCACCTAAAAAAGTTAAAGGATTTGCTAAAGCTAATGATGCAATACTTCGCAAGGTGCTCAAGTCTTTACCCATGGCAATCGATTTTATCATCGTTTTCAAAAATTTTAATAAAGGTTTTAGTTTTAGAAATACCGCGGCCAACATTTTTTTGACTATTTCAATTATTCTTTCCAGGAATCCTTTACCTTTATCTTGTTTAGTTGCAGTACCTCCACCTAAATGACCAAGTGCATCAATCAATTCTTTATGTCTTAATTCTCTTTCAAATTCTCGTTCTTCTTCAAAATTTGCAGTAATTTCATTCTGCTTCTTTTCATCCAATATTTGTTTTTTTAACAAATTGAAAATACGAGCCATAATGGTAGAAAGACCTTCACCTCTCCTTACTGGCCTGTTTTCGCCGTCAGATACTTTTGAAATTAATGGATTGTTTTTAATTGCTGTTATAGCCGAATTTCTTTTGCCGGTAAAGTAATCAATGTCTTCCTGACTTCTGCCTGCAATTTTACCATAAGCATATGCACCTAATCTTCCTCCAATTGCTCTAGAGATATTCATTGGATCAAATTTCTCTTTGAGGCCTGTTAGTTTGGCTTTAGTCTTATCTTTTATTGAACTGGAAATAGATTTACCAAAACCTTGGCCATCTAAAGTTCTATCGATAATTAGAGTTTTGAGGCTTTGATTTCTTATTCCTCTTGCTGATCTGTAGTCCATTTTTATTCTCTTTGGTTAAGCATACGCATAGTATACATTGTGGTCAGGATCGGTTGGTATTGAAATGGTTTCTCTCTTGTTTGATCCTATTATAGTTGTACTATTATTTACAAAGATAATAGATGCCATATTTTTACTTTTCTTCATCGATGAATTTAACGATGACATTTGATTTAAAGCCAAACCATCTAAAATATTTTCCGAATTTAAACTAGAACTTCTGCGTGGTGTTTGTTGTATTATTATTTTATCTTTTCTATCTTTTGTTTCTTGTTCAGATAAATCTTTTAATGTTTGTAAAGGAATAAGTTTTCTTGATAAATATCCCAATTCATTTTTATATTCACCTATAGTTTTTGGAAAATTTTCATCATTATTCTTATAAACAAGGTAATGGTTTGCTCTAATTTCAGCAGGTGTAAGAAAGTCTTTTAAAAGCTTATCATCTTCACCTTCATCAAATGCTTTTTTTATTGCCTTAGCATAAGTTATTCCGTTAAAGTGAGCCAGTCTTAGAGTTAATTCGGAAATGCTGGATCCTAAATTTTTAGCATTTTCAATCGTATGTTCATTCATCAACAATTCTTGGACATCTTCAGAATATACTGTGTCCATGTAATTTGGTCCTAAAACATCTCTAGCTCTAAATAAAAGTGTATCTGGCATGAATTGATATTTACCCATGGCTGAGCCAGCACCTTTTGCATTGAAGTATCTACTTCTACTTTTTTGTAGTTCATTAACTTCTCGTATTGTCATGTCAGTTAAGTCTTTTTCAAAATTAACTCTTTTTTCCCAAACCAATTTTCCTTTAGGATATTTTTTATAATTATCAGGATCTGTTCTTTTATCAAATGTTATTAATTTTAATTTTGAACCAGGATCACTTATGTCACCCTCACCTTTTTTAATTATACTTGTAAGAATAGGTTCTTGGGAATTTTCATTAGACCACACAAAACGGTCTTTTGAAGCTTGATTTGCACCTAAATATTCATCGGGAACTTTAGCGGATTCACCTCTTGAGATATTGGCTTTTGCTGCTTTTAATACATCTGAAGACTGTTCTTCAACTCTAGGAACAGGCACTGCGGTTTGTTCTCTTGGTGGAATTGGTGTAACAGTAACAGGTCTCGCTGGTTGAGGCCTTGGTGCTACCGGCGCAGGTTCAGGAACAGGTTGCGCTGTTACTGGTTGACCATGACGATTCTTTAATGACTCATCATTGGATGCACTTCTTTCAGCTATTTTTTGTTCTTCTTGGCGTTTTCTTTCAGCTGCAGCTTCAGTGACTTGACGCCTCCTCTCAATTTCAGCCTCACGAGCAGCTTCAAAATCTTGGCGTCTTCTCTCAGCCAAAGCCGCCGCTTCATCATCTTTACGTTTTTTCTCAGTTTCAGCTGCTATACGAGCTTTTTCAGCTTCAATAGCTGCAGTTTCTTCTCTCTGTCTTCTATCATCATCTTCTTTTTGTTTTCTTCTTCGAGCAACCTCAGCTGCATTTTGTTCCGTTTGTTGCCTTTGATTGTCTTCTCTTTGCTTTCTTTCCGTTTCTTCCCTCTGTCTTTTTTCATCATCTTGACGTTTTTTGTCAGCTTCTTCTTTTTGTTTTATTTCTTGTAAACGACGAGCTTCAGCTTTTGCAGATTCAGCTGCAGCTTGTTCTCTTTGTTGCCTTATTTGATTTTCTGCGGCCGCACGTTTTTCTTCTTCTGCTCGAGCAGCATCACTCTCTCTTTCTTTTTGTCTACTTTCAGACTTAGCTTTTTCTCTGTTTCTTTCATCTTCAGCGGCTTTTTCTTCTTTCAACTTTCTTTCTTGTCTTGCTTTATCTTCTATTTCCCTTTGTCGTTCAGCTTCAGCGTTGGTTCTTTGTATTCTTCTTTCTTCAACAATAGCCTCCGATTTAGCATCAGCTTCATTTTTTAGCCTTAATCTATCAGCTTCTCTTTGTTTTTCTTCTTGTTCAGCTCGTCTTCTTTCAACATCTTCTCTTGCTTTTTTTTCTTTTTCTTGTTCAGCTTTTAAACGTATCCTTTCTTCAAACGCTGCGCTTTGTCTTTCCAATTCATCTTGTTCTTTTTGTGCTTGTTCTCTGTTAGGTGGTGTTGGAGAAGGTGCTGGTGGCGGTGCTGGAGGAGGTGTTGGAGTTGTTTGAGCAGCTGCGGCACCAGCCATACCAAGTGCAGCTGCACCTAAACCTAATGCAAGTATTAACTCTTTTGCACCTTTAGAAACAATATCATCATCTTTTTCATTTGATTTAACATTTTTATTTCCACCAGTATGGCTTAATGCCTCCATCAATTCTTTATGTCTTCTTTTTTCATTCTCTAGCTTGGTGTCACCAAAGTTTTCCTTTAAATCTTTGATTAATTTTTTTTCTGCTATATCATTTTTTAGAATAGAATAGATTTTAGCAGCCACGGTGGCTGGGCCATCACCCTTACGCAGTTTAGGCCTTGTAGATAATCCAACCTTAGTATATAACTCTGCATTAACTTTAGATGTTATTGATTTAGCTGTATTTGTTTTATTACCCAAAAACATCTTATTCATTCTTTTGGGAGCAAACTTCTTAGCTATTTTGTTAGATTTATTAGACATTGGTCCTATGTTTGGACCTTCATTGTCTTGTTCATCGTCCTGTTCTTCAGGTTTTTCTTTTTTTACATAACGACCAGTTTTTGGATCACGAGCACGACCTTGTTCAGCAAGAATCTTTTGAATTAAGGGAACAAGTATATGCTCTCTATAACCAGGTTGTTTAGATAATTCCAGTTGCCTTTTCTTTAGCTCACTCTTTGACATTTTTTTACCGAGGTCAACAAGTTGGTCTACCTGTTTTTTAGACAAATTTCCAACACTCAACAATTCGTTGATTTTATTTTCGTTGAACATCTGCTCAAATTCTCCCGATTTAAGCATACTGTCGAAGACTTTTTGTTCCATTTTTATTTCTTAGTTGCGTTTCGTTGTTTTATTTTCTCATTTTCTTCTTCAATATATTGTGTAAGCAAAGTAATATAAATGTCTCTTTCCCAAGGTAACATGGTTTCTAGTTCGGTTAGACTGTATTTGTGATGCTGCATCAATGCAAAATTGGTTGTATAATAATTTCGCAGAGTATCATGCCGCATCACTACCCGAAAAAATTTTCAAGGCCCTCCACATCAATGGTATGATGGAAACCACATTTCTTACAGTCCATTTCAATCTTCTTATTCAATACAGGAAGATTGTCAAAAAAGTCTTCAATTCTTGAAAACTGTTCTTGATTCAAAGATTCAATAAATTCAACCATTTCTTCTTTTGAACTTTCATTTGCATAATAGAATTGTTCACCGTCAAAAATGTATTCAACACTATTGACAATCATTTCAAAAGCCATATCGGTAGAACTTTGTGTGTCCTTCACTAAATCGAGTGCAGAAAACTTTGGATAAGATAGTTTAATCATAATCTTATCTGTAAGTTGAATTTCAGATTTACTTTCTTGTGTTTCAGTAATTTGAATATCTAATAAGTTTATACTAACTTCCATCAAATTACCACAAGCTTTTTCTTCTACTATGTTCTCGCAGCGGTATTTGTTTTCTACTACTTCACCGACGGATCGTGCTCGCAGTTGGATAAAGTAGTATTCAATATCAATGATTGGTAAATTATCAATATCAATGTTCTCTGTCAGGGTACAATTGTGTAGAACTTGCTTAATGTTCTTTTCAATTGTTTCTCTTTCATTTGCCTCCATAGCCATCATTAGGTTCCTCTGTTCTTTCACTAAGAAAGGACGGAAGCGCACCAGTTTCTTGCTCATAGGTAAAGTCAATTCAAAGATTGGTGAATCTATTTTAGGTAAAGCCATAGTTTATTTCCTTTTCATTAATTATATAAGTTAACGGGTTCTCCAGCGAGTGAAAGCGAAAGTTACATTTAATTTGTGGTAACCATCATTTGACCAATCTAAATCTAGTTGGTTGACTGAAATTGGAAAAGCATCTAATAATTCACAGGTAAAAACTCTTTGACCGGAATTTGAAATTTGGTTAATTTTTATGTCACTAACATAATCTTTTTTATATCTAAAATCGTAAGAATCTACTGGATTAATCCAATTCATCCATTCATCAAATAATCTTTTTTCTTTTAGGCCAAATTCTTCGAAGCTCGGCAGATTTCGTTTCATGTTGGGAATGAGTCTAGAATCCTCTGTAATAATAAAAGTCATATCAACATCATTATATGTGGTGTGATATGCATGTTTTTCAGCCGGGTTAGATCCAAATTTTTGTTCTGTGGTTGCAAATGTTCTTCCTGGTATATTTGTAGATTCACATTTGAAATTTAATTTTAAATTATCTAACACAGAATCATTTTTTTGCAAATATGTACTAAATCCAACAGGAAGGATAATTCCAACATCAAAAAGTTTAGGTCTTGCGACATCTTTAATATTGTATAAAAAGTCGGTTATTGATGCCATTTTATTCTTCTTCCTGATTAAAGTGTGCCATATGGTCTTTGTAATGTTGCATAGAATCTTTCCACACTGTAGAGGTTCTAGCCCCCTTAAATTGTTGTAGAGGTAACATCGATGCCACATCCCATTCGTTTGGTTGAACCATTAGTAATTTAGACCTAAGGCGACCAAATAGGTATCTTTTTAACATTGGTTTGAACTCCGCATATCTCTTGGCAGAGTTTAGAATCTCATAGGATATACGCAGGCGTTTAATATCATCTTCTGGTGTCAGTTGTGCAAACTTCATCAATTTGGATAGAAATAACATCCTGAACTTTACCGGCAGATAATGCAGGTTTAATCCTAGGAAACCATCACTATACTTCTCTAACACCAAAACTACCGGAAATTTATCCCAATATGGTAAATCTGCCTTTGTTTTTGGATCATAGAAAAAACAATACATCATTCCTACTCTGAATTGATTAGCTTTTCTAAAAGTCTCACCCCTAATGGCCGCAGATATTTTATCTGGTCTTTTGATTTCGACAATCTTTTCTCTTAACCAAGCGATAGAATCCCTCGACATGGTCTTATGACCTGCCTGTTTCTTTTCTTCTGCCAATGTTGTTAATTTAGATTCCATGTACTATTTAGTTAGAGGCCTAAATGGTCTTCCGTTATCACCATAAATTCCCAACCTCGATCCAGTGCATATTCTGTTGCGGCTTTCCATTTAGCTTGATTTACACCCCATGTCATAACTTCTTGAATGTACTGCTTTGTGACCTTTTTCTTTTTTTCAGGTTCAATAGATTGTTTTTTTGGTTTAACTTCAATGATAATCGTCTTTAGTTTATTATCTTTTGTCTTAGATTTAACTATGAAATCCGGAAAATACCTGTGTTTTCTGCCATCCACCGGTGATATATAAGGGATAATAAGTTCTTCTGAAGCCCATGAGACAATATTTGGGTTTGAATCTAACCAATACATCACCTTACACTCCCAAGAAGAGCGATAAATAATATTGGTGTAATCACCCACATACTTCTGTGGATATTTGGGGATAAATTTGCCTGAGTATGCCATAAATAGTATGTATATTCTTTTTAGGAAAATAAATGGCAGAAGTAATTATAGCGCCGGCATCGACACCAAGCACTAAAGGTAGTGGTCCATTGGCCGTTTTAAAAGACGCTAACGGGAGAGGCGGCGCCAAAACAATCAATTATCCATTAAAGTTGGGTGATAAAAATTTAAACCATTATGTGATATTTTTTATTAAAGACATTGCATCACAAGATTTCGATAAAAAATTACAAGCACAAATTAGTTCAGCTTCAAATGCTTACAATAACATCACTAGAGAAGCTCAATTGAAAGAAACAGAAATACCAGATCCAATGACATTAGGCCAAAGTGATTTTGGTACATCTATTCGAGCTGTAACTGAAAACTTGTCAATACAGCACAACAGACAAGAAGCTAAAGCATATATCGGTTTATATATGCCAGATTCTTTGAAAGATTCCTATCAATCCGACTATGCTTCAATTAGTATAAGGGATGAATTGGGTTCAACATTGGGTGCAATAAGAACAGCCGCGTCAGTAGCTGATACAATTAAAACATCAGGTGAACCCTTTGCTCAAGCCATAGCATCCGATCCAGCAGCCATAAAATTTACAATTGATACTTTTGTTAACGCTCTGGGTGGTGGAGGTGGAATAGGTGAAGCTTTATTGCAAGCTCAAGGATATACATCGAATCCACAATTACAGATGATTTATAGGGGATCACATTTTAGACAATTTTCTTTGGAATTTTTATTTACACCCACATCAGCTCCCGAAGCGGAAGTAGTAAGGGAAATTATATATTTGTTCAAATTTTTTGCAGCACCTACATTAAGTGTAGGTCAAAAAGCAAAAGGTGCTATGTTTTTAACTCCACCCAGTCTTTTTGAAATTAAATTCATGAATGGTAAGTATGAAAACATAAATCTGCCAAAATATACAGATTGTGTGTTAGAAGATGTTTCTGTGGATTATGCACCTAATGGTTTTGCTGCACATAGTGATGGTGCTCCAGTACAAACACATCTAACATTGACATTCCAAGAGGTTGAAATATTAGATAGAGATAGATTGACATCTGGTTTTGAAGGCAAAGATGGGGGATTAAGATAATGAACTATTTTGAAACTTTACCTAAAGTAACAACCATTGATTATAATGGAAATAATATATTAATGACAAATCTGATGGTTAGGTCTGAAATCCTACCTAGTTTATTGAAAAATCCTTTGTTATTTTATTCTTATGATATACAAGATGGTGATTCACCTGAAATAATTGCAACCAAATACTATGATAATCCTTATCGTTATTGGATTGTTCTGTTTGCAAATCAAATGATTGACCCACAATGGGATTGGCCGATGAATTCTAGTGTATTCGGTAGTTATATTAAAAATAAATATACTTCAGATTGTGCGACATTTTATAATGTTTCAGAAAGTTCAGTAACTTCTGCTCAAATTTTATCATATACACAAGGCCAGATAAAATATTATGTTAAATCAATTTCAACCCTAGACAATAGCACAAACAAAAAAAATATATTGAATTACCGAATTGATTTCGATGAATATCAATCCACTCAAGAGAATACTATAGTAAAAACTTTTACAACTGGTGCTCAGGTAACACAAACGGTTAGTAAGTATACAGAATCATATTATGATTATGAAATGAATTTAAATGAGTCTCGAAGGTCAATTTATTTGGTGAACGCAATATATGTTTCAGAATTTGAATTGCAGTTTTATAATTTAATGAAGATGTGATATGGCAACAGGTATAAAATATTCAGGTGATTTTAAATTAATTAGTGTAATTGTCCATTCGGCGGCAGGCGATGTTGATTTATCTTTCAATGTTAAAGAAATCTCTTATAATGAAGACCTGTTTAATAACACAACGTCTGGTTATGTAATGATTGAAGATTCTATGGGATATATTAATAAACTTAGTTTGTCCGGCAATGAATTTATGTATTTACATATTGGTAAAGATAATAACACCACAAATATCATTAAAAAGAGTTTTCGCATCTTCACAATAAAGAAAAGAGAACCGTTAATTGATGGAAATACAGAAACGTATTCAATTTACTTTTGTTCTGAAGAACTATTTCTTTCCGAACAATACAAAATAAGTAAATCATATAAAAATTCAGACATTACCACAAATATAAAAGACATATTAAAAACATATTTGAAGGTGCCGGCCAATAGAATGGCGCAAATAGATAAAACATATGGTGTTTACGATTTCATAATTCCATTCTTAAAACCTTTTGATGCTATCAATTGGTTGTCTTCATATGCAAGACCTGGTGCCTTTGGTTCCACTACTATGGTTGGAGCTGATATGTTGTTCTATGAAAATAAATTTGGATATAATTTTAGGTCTTTGCAGAATTTATATGAACAAAGTCCAATGAGGGAGTATAGTTATTCTCCTAAAAATATGGACATTACAGACATGGCTAATAACCTAACGAATGCTCTTTCATATGAGATAATGGACTCTTTCGATACATTGGCTGGAGTTAATCAAGGTATTTTTGCAAATCGTTTATTGTCTCTTGATCCTTTATTGAGAAGATATAAAGTAACAGATTTTAATTATGCTAGTTACAGCAATAAAGTTGAAAAATTAAACTCTTGGCCAATAACAAATAATTATAAGAATCGTATGGGTGACAACTTATATGAAACCCCGGAAGCAGCTTTCAAGATGGCTTTCTCAAATTCAAACCAAAACGATTCTGCTCTCATTAAAAATAGTCCAGGTTCAGTTGCACATGACATATTTGCAGAGACCTACATACCAAATAGAACCGCACAAATACCTTTGGCAAATTATAATAGAATGAAAATTTCAGTTTGGGGTGATCCTGCATTGACTGTTGGCACTGTCATTAAGTTCAATTTACTTTCAAAAGATCCAGTTGAAGAAAAAAAAGGTCTTGATGATTTTTATTCTGGTAATTATTTGGTTACCGCGGTAAGACACATATTAAATCCTCCATTTCAATATAGAACTATTTTGGAAATATGCAAAGAAAGTGTTCCTACACCATATGCTGATCCAAAAAATGATAAAGTTGGTTGGAGTAATGCGGTTAAAGGAGTTATATAATGTCTAAGATGACTAGTAATTTTGCAGGTTTGAATGGATTCGTTTGGTGGGTAGGTGTTATTAAAGACCGAACCGACCCATTAGGTCTTGGAAGATGTAGGGTTAGAATATTTGGTTGGCATACAGATAATGTTACCTTGATACCAGATGACCATTTACCTTGGGCCACGCCGATGAACGCCATAAATGCTTCAAAAACATTTGGTGTACCTGAACTTAATGATTGGGTTGTTGGTTTCTTTTTGGATGGTGAGAGTGGCCAATACCCTGTAATGATGGGTGTTATGCCGGGAATAACACCAGAACAAAAAGCTGGATATTCAACTTAATAGGAGGAAGTATGGCGATTCAAGCTCAATTTGCGTTAGATTATGTCAACAGTGCTCCTGGATCATATGATCCTGTTACTAGAACAATTAATGCACCAATACAAGCTGAATGGAAATGGGGAGGAGAGTTTTTAACTAAAGGAGTTCAAACTACTCCAGGTATTGCTAGAGGTGCGTTACTAAACACAGGTGTTTATATCACCAATAGTCAAGTCGCCCACGTTTGTGATTTCACATTTAATTTGAATACAGACTTTTCACTTACAGCTTTGATTCCAAATTTAGGTCTAATAACAGGTGCAATTAAGAATGGTAAAAATGCAGCTGCTAATATCATGCGAGCCGCAATCGCTCAACTAAACAGAATATTTAGAATTGCAATTGATGCCATTTTAGGTGCATTAAATTTTGATGCAACAGGAACATTATCATTTGCATTTTCTGCACTAAAAAACATAGCAAGAAAAATTAACGAGAAACTGGAAGAAGCCGCTCAAATTATAGCCGACATTGCAATGGTCTATTTTCTTATTGAAGAATTGAAACAAATTGAAGAATGGATTAATTCACTTGAGGGTAGAGTAAAGCAAATATTATTAAATTGTTTATTCAATTTTCAACAAGTAGGAGAATCCGTTTCAAATCAATTTAAAACTAGTTTAGCGGCCGCACAAGCTGCTGCAACAGTTAATTTAGAAACTGAAGAACAAGCACCACAAGCAAATACAAAAGAAGTAGAAAAATTTATCGAAAGTTTGGTTTATGAACCTGCCAATTTAGATACTGCTCAGGTAACGGGACAAATTGACGCGAATGTTGCTGAGTCTCAAGTTGCCACAGCAGATGTTAGTTTTGCTGATAAAATAGATAATTCAGAAAGTGTATGAGGAATAATTTATAATGACAATACAAAAACCAGAATTTGTTCGACTGTGGAATGAACCTTTTTCTCCCGCTGACCTAGAGAATGGAACTCCACCCATTTACCCATTTAACAATGCAACATCAACACCTAGTGGTCATGCATTTGAGTTGGATGACACTCCAACAAGAGAAAGAATCAGATTACAACATCGTACAGGTACATTTATCGAAATGCATCCTAATGGTGATGAGGTTCATAAGGTATACGGTGATGGTTATGAGATTACAATCAAAGATAAAAACATACTGATTGGCGCATCAGGTAAAGGAAATTTAACTGTAGAAATCAAAGGTGATGTATACATGAACGTACATGGTAATTACATTCATAATGTTGGAGGTGACTATGAACTTTCTGTAAAAGGACATTATACAACAGCAGTCGAAGGCCAAATCAGTACAAATTCAAAAGGTAAACAAGTTATTTCATCAGCTGGTCGTCTTGAATTAAATACAGGAGAAGGTGTTATTCCTGGCCAAGGAGGTTATATCAATATTAATGGTGATTTGGCGGTACGCGGTGAATTTGTTGCTGATAAAATAACATCGACCGGTAGAATCGATTCCGCACTTGGAATAACCAGTCAAAAAATTGGTTTTTCAACTCCATTTGGTGGTTTAGCTGTCGGTTTAGCGTACCCAATTCCATTGTCTATCAATTGTACAGGTCCGATTAATTCACAAACTATGGTCTCTGCGCCATACATAACATCATCTTTATCATCTACGATGTTAGGATTAGATACAATCAATGGTAATTTGCGTAATATGCAATTCCATATTGCACCAAACGGCGCAACAAGTCCACCAATACCATCTGAAATAGCTTAAGGATTATATTATGAGTATTTACGGAAGACTAGGGTTTAATTCATCAGACCCAACCACAAATGCAACAATTACAAATTACAGTAGTGCTGTTGCCAATAATGTTGCTTTGATGCCACCACTATTAAAAAAATGGCAAACTCAAGATATTGGAGATTCGAATGTTGGTGGTTATTTTGTTAATCCGGTTGCAGCCGTGACCGCAACAATATCTTCTACTATGAATTCCATTAATAGTGCAACTATTGGTGTTAATGTACAATCAACCATTTCAGGTACAGTAACACAAGCTTTGCGAGATTTAGGTAATAGTGCGGCTTCATGTGTATCGACTGCTGCAAATTATTTGTATGTGACAAATAGAGAATCTAATGTTGTTGATCCAGGTACTGATACAACAACAGTTCACTATAAAATGGCCATGGGCTATGGAAAAATTCTATCTTACTTAACATATCAATCCGATGGGGTGCAAAACAATTCTCCAATTATGGGTAATTTTACCAGTATAACTTTAGGTAATACATTAAGTACCCTGAGTAGTTCACTGTCCTCACAACAAACTGCACTTTCATCTAGTATAACAATGGGTTCACCCAATACATCCTCTTTCTCTTTAGCACAAACACAAGCTCTACAAACTACTGTCAGTTCAATTAATACTTTAATGACCACTTATCCTGCACAAGATAATGCTTTTTTTACAAATTCTAAAGCGGTAATAAGTGACTATTCGACCGTTTCTCCTCTAGGTGAATTGGGATCCGCAGAAAAAACACTGGTCAATAACTATATTGGAACCGAGAAGTTAAAAACCAGAATAAACTCCCAATAAGAGTAATAAATAGAAGATGGCAACATTAAAGAAATTATATTCAGATTTAGACCTCACATTCAAACGTGTGCCAGGTACGAATGATGTTGCGCTCCGTTATGATGAAAATGCCGTAATAGCCTCAATTAGAAATCTGTTGTTGACTAATTTTTACGAGAGGCCTTTTCAACCAGATGTTGGTTCCAATTTAACCCAATTACTGTTTGAACCAGCAACAGCAATTACCGCATCAATTTTAGATATGGAAATAAGAAATACCATTAAAAATTATGAACCAAGGGTTGCGATTAATGAATTGACAGTAACACTTAATGAAGATGGAAATGCATTTTCAGTATATTTGAGTTTTTATGTTGGAAACAATTCAGTACCAACGGCAGTTAACCTAATTCTTCAAAGGTCCAGATAATGGCATCAAATACAAACATACAAATAGCTAATCTAGATTTTGCTGATATTAAGCAAAATTTCATTACCTATTTGAAATCACAAGATACATTTAAAGACTACAACTTTACAGGTTCAGCTCTTTCCACACTAATGGACGTTCTTGCATATAATACACAGTACAACGCTTTCTATTTAAATATGGTTGCAATGAAATGTTTTTAGATTCAGCCTTGCAGCGTTCTTCAGTTGTATCTCATGCAAAATTAATGAATTATGTTCCAAGGTCAGCGATTGGACCCATTGCAGAAATAAATGTTATTTTTAGTGGTGTAACAACTACAAACTTTACAATTCCAAAATATACAAACTTTCTTTCAGAACCAATGGATGGTGTAAATTATAATTATGTAACAACCTCAGAAACGACAGTTGGTGTAATTGGTACTGTTGCAAAATTTCCACTTATTGAATTGAAACAAGGAAGTATTTCATCATATAGTTTCACTGTAAACTCAACAAACAATCCAAATTATACATACGAAATTCCAGATTCCAACATTGATTTATCCACAATTGAAGTATTAGTCCAACAGTCCAGTACAAATACCTATTATGATATTTACAATAGTCAAACCAGTTATTTGGAATTAGGTCCAACAGACAAAGTATATTTTGTTCAAGAAGCTGTAAATGGAAATTATCAGATTTATTTTGGTGATGGTGTTTTAGGAAATAAACTGTCTGATGGAAATATTATAAGTGTTACTTATCTGACAACATCGGGAACTGCTGGTGGATTAGCTAATAATTTCGTACTTATGGATAATATTGGTTCTTATTCCGCTTTAACCATAAATCCAATCATGGCGGCAACACAAGGTACAGAAAAAGAATCAATTGCTTCTATTAAATTTCAAGCACCAAAGGCCTTTGCATCACAAGGTCGTGCAGTAAGTAAAAATGATTATATTACAGCAGTTCAACAAAACTCCTTAGGTATTTCTTTTGATGCTGTTTCGGTTTGGGGCGGTCAGGAAAATAAACCGCCTGTTTATGGTCAAGTGTTTATTGCATTAAAACCAGCCGGTGCTTATGATTTGACAACAACACAAAAAGAATTAATCATGTCTCAGGTTCTCAAACCAATCAGTATGATGACGGTTGAACCTGTGATTGTAAATCCTGATTATACTTACATTCAAGTATCTGCAAATGTACTCTACAATTCAGCGCAAACCACTTTGTCTTCAGGTACAATGCAAACAGGAATACAAACTGCAATTTACAATTATGCATCTACAAAATTAAACACTTTCAATTCAACATTTAGTTCTTATGACGTTTTGAATACAATAAACTCATACAATAAATCTATTCTTTCTTCCGATTTCACTATTAAGGTTCAAAAGAAGTTTTATCCCACAATAGGTACTGCAACAACTTATAATCTTTATTTTAACAGTTCATTGAAACGAGGAATGTTTGGTAGTTCTTTGACCACTTATCCAGGAATAACAATTGTAAATCCTAGTAACATTACAACAAATTTAACAGGTATTTACTTTGAGGAAGTACCAACTCTAACCGTTGGTGTAGATTCCATTTCAGTAATTAACACAGGTTATAATTATACCAAAACACCAACCGTTGTAATTAATGGTGACGGAACAGGTGCAACAGCTACTGCCAAAATCGTCAACAACAAGTTATATTCTGTCACCGTAACAAATGCAGGCGTTGGTTATACAACTGCATTGGCCACAATTGTTCCCGCTACTGGAGACGCAACAGGAACAGGAGCTGGTGTGGTTTTAAAACTACAAGGTCAATATGGTACAATTAGAAGTTACTATAATGATACAGTAAAAGGTAAGATTGTGGTTTCTGAAAATGCTGGTACAATTGATTATGAGAATGGAGTAATTTCTCTAGTGAATATGAATCCAGTAGCTATTGAAAATGATTTAGGACAATTAACTGTTTCAATTGAACCAACGACAACCATCATTTCTTCTTCGTTAAATAGAATAATTACAATTGATCCATACGACCCATCTGCGGTAACTATTTCTATTACAGCTAAGAGAAGTTAATTAAATGTTACAAAGTACCAATAAAACATCGTTACTGGTTCCCTTTCAGCTTCCTAAATTCATTAGTGAGGACCCAAACTACGCCAATTTTGTTCTATTCATACAGGCATACTATGAATGGTTAGAGGAACAAAATAACACATTAGATTTTTCCAAAAATTTACTCAATTACATGGATGTGGACACAACCACAGAACAGTTTTTACAGTATTATGTGAATGATTTTATGTCATATTTCCCACAGGAAATATTGGCAGATAAAACAAAAGCAATCAAGATAGCAAAGGAATTGTATCAAAGTAAAGGTACACCTGCATCCTATAAGTTTTTATTTAGGACACTTTACAATACTGATGTGGATTTTTTCTACACAAAAGACGCCGTTCTTAAAGCTTCCTCAGGTAAATGGTATGTTTCTAAAAGTTTGAAATTGGCGACCAGTGATAAAAACTTTTTATCCATTCAGAATCTTAGATTGTTTGGTCAAACCTCGAAATCTATAGGAACAGTTGAATCTGCAATATATGATGGTCTTAAAACTGAAGTATTCATTTCAAATATCGAAAGACTTTTCGAATCAGGTGAAAAAGTAATAGTTGTAAATTCTTCAAATCAGCCTGTATATTTCTTGAACGGTGAAATTGTACCGGCAGGAACAGCAGGATCCGAAACATTAACAGCACAGATTGTTGGCCAAATTAGTCAAGTTAAGATTGATCCAAAAAATAGGGGCCTTTCATATCAAACAAAAGACCCAGTTGTTGTTTATGGTGGATTAAATTCAAATGTAGCAAATCCTCTTGGAGCTACTGTTGAAGTTGGTTCAGTTACTTCAGGTTCCATACAAAGGGTTACTGTTATCACAGAAGGTTATGGTTACACAACCAGTGAAGCTAACACACAAGTGGGTGGATCAAATACCTATATCAATATAACAAATTTGGTAGGTACAAGTCCGCAAGCACCTATTATTGTTGTTGGTTCTCTAAATCCTGTAGGTATTGCAAATGTGACATTTATACCTAAAGATAGTATTCAATTAAAACGATACCACTATCTAGGTAACATTGCAGGTAGCTCAGGTGCAAATACTTTTAATTCATCCACAGGACTTTGGACACAACAATCTTATCAGTTTGCTAATTTAGCTTTTTCAAATGCAAACACAACTTTAGTTAATGCATTTAGTTTTGGTAGTTTTTCTACATTTCCACTATCTTCTGTTATTGTTCAAAATCAAGGTGGTGGTATCACAGTTCCACCAGATATTCAAGCAATTTCAGAATATACTACCGATGTATACTCTCAAACAACCCTATCAAACTTGGCAATTCTTGCACCAATTCAAATTATTAAACCGGGTTCAGGTTATTCTAATAATGACCAGATTGTATTTATTGGTGGTACCGGTTATGGTGCGTTTGCGAATGTAACTGTCAATGGTACAGGATCAATTATTTCTGTTGATTATGTAAGCAATTCAACAAACAAAATGACATTAGGTGGAATGGGTTATTTTAATTTACCTAAAGTTGTAGTTGGCCGAACAGGTGGTGGTAATGTGACCGTTTCGACCACAAGCAATGTAGTTACAGGAAACGGAACAAGCTTCACCACACAATTTAGTAATGGTGCTTTACTGGTGTCTAATACTAATATTATTATTGGAACAGTTCAATCTATTGTAAATTCTAATTCAATGATATTGACTGCTAATTCTAATTATACGTTAAATGCAAATTCATACTATCTGGGAACAGCAATATTATCAGTTGATAGTATTTTAGGAACAGGCGCAACATTTTCCCAAGTATTGAATCGTGTTGGTTCAATTACATCATTTAATATTATAGAAAACGGTGAAGATTATATTGGTGCACCTAAAGTATCTCTTAAAGTACAAGATTTAATTGTATCTAATGTTTCTCCTTCAATAATTCCTTCAATCGGTGACATTATTTACCAAGGTGCAAACACTAATACAGCAACATATACAGCTTTAGTAGACTCTATTAATGTTTTGGAAAATTCCATTCCTGCAACCAATAGCATCTATCAGCTAAGAGTATATAATTATAATTCAATACCACAAAAATCATTACCTTTGAAAATTGATTCAAAAGGCGCGTCAGTTAAATTAGTTGGAGGTTATACAAATAATTTTAATACAACTTTCGATAACTCAGTTGATAACAAAAGATTTGATTCAGCTAACGGTGTTATTACTTACGGTGACGGTTTTGCAAAAGCGAATGCAACTTTCTTGTCAGGTTTAGTCATAGGAAACGGTCAATACTTAGACAAAACGGGCCAACCGAGTTCGTTTGATGTATTGCAAAGTGAAGATTATAATAACTATACCTATCAAATTACTTTATCAAAAGAGATAGAAAAATATCGTGATGTACTATTAAACCTATTACATCCATCTGGAACAAAAGTTCTTGGTCGAGTTGTTATGACTTCAAATAATAATATGGACTTTGAGACAAAATATGCATTGGATACAGGATATACACTAGGTTATTATGCAGGAAATACTGCTACCGTAACAATTCCAGCTGGCACTTCAACGAGTACAAGTAACAATATTATCAAATTTAACAATTTGTATGGTGCAAATGTTTCAGATTTTATTACCGCAAATTCTACAGAATTAGTCTTCACATACGGAACAGAAGTTAATGATGTCTTTCATGGTTTAGTTGTTAAGGTAGATAATGCATCCAATACTGTAACAATGGAAGATAATGTTTGGACATATTTTGCTAATGTGGCTATCGGTTCATCAGCAAATGGTAATAACCAAGTCATAAATATACAGTCATTGACATGGAGTTATAACATTATCAACAATGGCCATTACAGCAACACCGCATATCCTGTAAAGGATATTATTCGTGTTGGAGATAAGATTACAGTTAATGGAGTGGCTCAAACAGTAACAGCATTTGGTTCACCTTTTACTTCAGCTACTCTAAGTGGTCCTCTGACAAGTGGTGCAAACGGTTACATTTCAGTGGGAAGAAGTATAACTTCATTATACAATCAAGTCCAAATTATTGGACCAGTGGGAACACAATATCTCTCGGAACTAGGAACAGAAAACGGTGATATATTAACTTCAGAAACAGGCGCATGGTTATTAATAGGATAAAAAATGTCAACAATTAAAATTTCAGAATTACCTAAATTCAATACAATCAATGCAAACACAGCAAACACTTTGTTTGTTGGTGTTGATATACCGTCTGCACAAACATTCCATTATACTGCTGGAACATTAGCAGCTGGTCTATTTGCGAATACTGAATTGGTTGTTGGTAACAGCAAGAACTTAACTATTACAGGCAATACATTTCCACAAAAAGGATTCATTTTTACACCTAGAATTTTACAAGGTGCTCAGACAGCTATCACAATCGATTTTGCAACAGATTCTGTGATCCGTGCTACTTTTGCAGCTACAGTAACAAATACATTATCAAATTATGTTGCAGGTAAGGTTGTTGAAGTGTGGTTAACAAACACAGCAGGCAATACCCAAAGTTTGACACACGGTTGTTTGGCAAATAATTCAACAACAGGAACAACTTCAACAAATGTCTCAGCTGGACACACTATCTATTTAAAATACTTTAGTATTGCTGGAGACCTTGCAAATACTTTTGTTTCTGTTGTAAAATCATAATAAATAAATCATGGCTACAAATAAAAACATTCTTACAAATCAAGCAAAAGTAATCAGAGTCAAGACGGATTATTATAATCCGTCCTTAGAACTTAATGGCGATTCAATTAATTCAACTTATATATTTCTTAGCCAAGAAGATACATGGCCAACAATATCTTCCGTAGAAACTCCGACACAACCACAAGAAGACCAATTATCATTAAAGAAAATATTTAAGAATATGTTTGCGGTTAAATTGATAAATTCCAGCAATATTCATCCAGTAATCCAAAGAATCAATTGGAAAAATAACACGAATTTTTTTGCCTATTCCGACACTGTGAATTTGAATGCAAAAGATGCAAATGGCTTTCCACTGTATAATTTTTATGTAAAAAATAGATATGACCAAGTATTTAAATGCTTAGCAAATAACAACGGTGGTTTGTCCACATCTGAACCATATTTTGAACCTGGTTCATATGGAACAAATAATATTTACCAAGGCAATGACTTATACAAGTGGAAATATATTTATACCATTGATGCAGGCCTCAAGAAAACCTTCTTGGATACTGTTTGGATGCCTATTCCTGTCGGTGTAAACACACCACAACCATACTTGACTGATGCAGGTGTTGGAGACATTCAGGTAATTAATGTAACAAATGGTGGTACAGGTTATGATGCAGTAAACACATTCATTGTTGTTTCCGTCACCGGAGATGGTACAGGATGTGTTGCTAATATAACCAGTTCTGAAATAACATCTGGTGTAATTAAAGATATTGTGGTAAAACCTGGTTTTTCAGGTAAAAACTACACTAACGCAAATGTCACAATAACTGCATATACTTCCGCAAATATGGTTGTGGTTTCTTCCTCAGGCACAGGAGCAACAGCAGTTGCACCAATTTCACCAGTAGGGGGACATGCATATGATCCAATATCTGAATTGGGATGTAACCATGTTATGTACGCAGCTGAATTTAACGGAACAGAAAATGGAATTTTACCTACAACTGGTGTAAACTATCATCAAGTTGGTATACTTGTCAATCCACAAACTTATGGAACATCAGGTCCTGTGTTAGCAAATGGCGCAATTTATAATACAACTACACAATTTTTACTTTCTTCTGGTCAAGGAAATGTATATACATCCGGTGAGATTGTGCAACAAAAAGATGCAAATGGTAATGTAACTTACTATGGAACAGTTTTAAATTTTAACACATCAAGTAATATTTTACAGTTGATAAATACAAGTGGAAATTATACTGTTGGCCAAACAATTCTTGGTGTAACCACAGGCGCTTCTAGGGTTGTTTTCAATGTAACTGAACCTTCTCTCATTCCATTCTCAGGATATATAACCTATGTTGATAATAGAGTTGGTGTTCAAAGAAGTAATGATGGCATCGAACAATTTAAATTTGTACTAGGATACTAAAGGAAAAAAATGTCTTTAAATTTCAATGTTAGCCCATATTTTGACGATTTTGATCCATCAAAAAACTTTCACCGTATACTTTTCAAACCAGGTTCTGCGGTCCAAGCTCGTGAATTAACGCAATCTCAAACCATTCTGCAAAATCAAATTTCAAATTTTGCATCATCGATCTTTTCCACAAATACTCCAGTTTCTGGTGGCCAAGTAACGGTTAACCAAAATTGTTATTTTATTAAATTGAATAACACATATAATGGAATAACTGTTGTTGCAGAAAATTTTGCAGGTCAATTAATTCAAGATGCAAGTGGAACAATTCTCGCTAGAGTTTTAGCCACATCCGAGTCAACAGCCAGTGGTTCCGTTGCTGGTGATCCTCCAACATTAATCATATCATATCTGTCGGGTGCTAAATTTACAGATGAAGTTGTTCTTACAACAGCAAGTGGTCCAACATATTTCGCTTCTGTTATAACATCTACAACAACAAATATATCAACAGGATCATCTTCTGTTGCCTCAATTTCTAGTGGTGTTTTCTATGTAGTTAATGGTTATTCCGTTTCAGACACCACAGGTATTAAATATTCAATTGGTAATTTTGTTCAAGTTGATCCACAAACAATCATACTAAACAAATATGATAATACACCATCTTATAGAATTGGTCTGCAAATTACAGAAACAATTTATGATTATATAAATGATTCTTCTCTATTAGATCCGGCGGTTGGTGCTTCAAATTATCAAGCGCCAGGTGCAGACCGTTATGTTATTACCTTAACACTCGTAACACTGCCATTAACACTAGGTAATGATGACAATTTTATTGAATTGGTTCGTATTGAAAATGGTAAAATCTCAAAACAAGTTGATGGTACAGTATATTCAACCATCGATGATTACTTTGCAAAACGTGATTATGAAACAAACGGTGATTATATCGTTAATGATTTTAAACTGACACCATCAGCAAACTCAATATCACCAACGGAATATGATTTAAACATTAGTAAAGGTGTTGCATATGTTCACGGTTATAGAGTTGAGAGCCAATCTGATATTAAATTAACAAACGACAGAGCTCAATCTGTTGCAAATATTAGTAATAATCCCGTCTTTATTGATTATGGAAATTATTTTGTTGTCGATACTGCAAATGGCGTTTTCGACATTTCAACAATGCCGCAAGTTGATTTGCATTGTGTTCCTGCAGCTAACGTCATTTCGACCAATACCAAAACTTATTCAGCCACTTTGGCGGGTACAGCTTTTATTCGCAATCTAAAATACGCTTCAGGAACTGGAACAAATACAAAATCTTATGTTTACAATGCATATATTTCAGATTTTTCCGCAAACAAATTAACCGGAAATGTTACTTCAGGTACCACAAATACATTTACCATTACAGATACAACTGGTTCTTTTTCACCTGTTGCAAATGCATATTATGATATGACCGTCAGTATGAATACAGGTGGTCTAATTGATGTTAGAAATATTGTTAGTTATAATGGTTCCACCAAAACAGCAACTGTTGATTATCCGTTTACAGTTTCACCTACAGCAAGTTCAATATTTTCATTAATATTCAGAGGCACTGATGTTGAGTCTATTATTAAAACCGCAGGTTCAGGTTCATATGCAACAACTGCAAATGTTAATATTAACTCCACCAGTGGAAAAGTTAACGGCCTTGCAAATTCTCAAACAATATTATTCTCTCAAGTATCACCTGAAGTAATATATCAAATTGGATATCCTTATGTTGCTCAGTTGATTACAACATCATATTACACACAAAGAGTATACCGATCAAAAACATTTACTGGTACAACATTAACGCTACAATCTACTTCCGGAAATGCAAGCAATCCATTAAAATTTACAGGTTCTGGAACCTTAGACAGTTCATCAGCTCAACAACTGTTCATGGTTATTGATAATTCAACAGGAAGTGTTATGGATTTTACCACATCAGGTAATACAATTTCCATTTCAGGCGATAAAACCACAGCAACCTTCACTGTTGGATCAGGCGTTGGAACAAATAAAAATGTTACAATTATCGCACAAGTTCAAGTGAGTAGTGGTGATTCTTCGAGTTATGTTTTAAAATCTAAGAGTTTAGTTACAGGAAATACCACAATTGTTGGTACACTCGCATCAATTGCGGGTACAAATTCTTATCAGGACTTAACAAAAGGTCAAATTACAATTAAAAATTCAGATGTTACCACAACTGGAAAAATATCTTTATATGTAAATGACGTTAAGAAAATTACAAAAGTTTTTGATTCGGGTGTAGCAGGAACAAACCCAACTGGTTCATTGTCAAATTACACAGATGTTACTTCCTACTATAAATTAGACAACGGCCAAAGAGACAATTTTTATGACCATGCATCTGTATCATTAATTCCAGGTGCACCTCGCCCAGTAGGCAACATCTTAGTTGTTGTGGACTACTATTCACATAGTCAAGCTTCATCTGGTGATGGTTACTTTAGCATTCAATCATACAATACTTCAGGATCAACATACGGTGGCGTATCGAGTTCAGCTGAAGCTTATGCACAAATTGGAACATACACAGCTAATGACGGTGTTAAATATACATTAGGTGATTGTATTGATTTCAGGCCTTGCCGTGTAAATAGCCAGACTGCCTATATTTGGGAATATTCAGGATCTCAAACTTCCAGTAATGATATTGGTATGTTAATACCGAATAATTTATCAAATTTTTCAGGATTCTATCAATATTATTTGGCTAGAAAAGATAAATTGGTATTAACAAAAGATAAGAGTTTCAATATTATTCAAGGAACACCTTCTGTCAATCCTTCTTTTCCAAATCAACCTGCCGGTTCTCTAGTAATAGCAAATCTCTCACATGACGCTTATACAGCTTTTGTTCCAGGTGAAGGTACTCCAGGTACAATTTCTAACCTATCTATTAATAAGATTATTCACAAGCGTTGGGCTAAAGAAGACATTACAGATTTAGAAACCCGTATTAATAATTTGGAATACTATACATCTTTAAGTATTTTAGAATCGAAAGCAAGTTCTCAACAAATTCCTGATGCTAATGGTTTGAATAGATTTAAAAATGGTATTTTAGTTGATGATTTTTCATCATTTGGAACAGCAGATACTTATAATCCAGACTACGCTGCAAACATTAATGTACGCAAAAATCAAATGTCGGCGTTGCAAACTGTTGAAAATTTTCAATTACAAAATCCTGTCGTTCTTGCTGGTTTAGGTACGATAGCAAATACAGGCAGTTATAGCATTAGTGGCATCAATAATGCTCAAACTAATCTATTCACATTACCATTTACAACTGAAAATGTTGCATATCAACCACTTGCAAGCAGTACAGTTTCGGTTAATCCTTTCAATGTTTCAGTAACTGAAGGTATTCTAAATTTAAATCCTCCAATGGATAATTGGGTAGATAACAACGAATCTCCTGCAATTCTAATAACTGATCCTAATTTCCAAGTTTATCAATCCAGTAATGGCGTTAACTTATTAAGTTCAGGTGACTATCAAACAATACCAGGAACAACAACCTTTAAAAGCACTACATCAACAAGTACAACAGGAAATCAAGTTGTGGGGTCAGCAACAACAACCATAGTAACCGACACTTATGTTAATCAGATAAAAAATACTCTTTCAGGTGCTTATAATCCATCATCTTCAACTTTTGCAATGAATAATGGTTATTTGACAAATGTTGCAATATTACCATACATTAGAAGTCAAAGAATTGTTATTAGTGCAACAAATATGTTAGTTAATTCAAATGTATCAACATATTTTGATGGTGTAGATGTATCTAAATATTTGTCTAATCCAAATACCATCGAATTAACTGCTGTATCTGGAACATTCAACAAAGATGATATTGTTGGTTTCTACATAGCAAATGTTTTTTATCCAGTTGCTCGAGTAATTAACGTATATTATTATCCAAATACATCAAAAGTTCGTTTATATGTTGCAGATATAGTTGGCGCACCAAATGCAGTAGGATCAACAATATTAAGAAATGCATTTTTCGACGTTAGTGGTAATTATGTTTCTTCTTCTGCATCAGGAACCGTGCCGGCTGGAGCAATAGTAAACATAAGTCAATCAGGATCAATCAGTGGTGTTGGAGGAGGTTGGTCTAACACATTAAATAGTGGAACAACAACTCAATTATATGGAACACCAGTAGTACAAAACTATTCAACTCTACTTAACAATTATGGTATTTGGGGTGATGCAACTAACGGAACAACATTTAATTTCACTTCGCCGGTAACATTCACAACGGCAGGAACATATACCATAGAAGTTGGTGCATCTGGCAGCGCTTTTGTTTATGCAAATGGAACAAGTATTGGTGCATCCTTATCAAGCACACCCGCATCTACGACAACATTCACATATACAGTCGCAACTGCTCCAGCTACAGTAAGAATTGGTTTTTCTGCGACAAGTTCAGGTACAACAACCTCAGCTTTTGGTATGACGATCAAAGATTCTGGAAGTAATATTGTTTATTCAACAATCAATCCACCAATCTCATATGTAAATGCAGGTACAAAATCTATATTGCCTGGTGGTGGTGAATGGTTCATTGATGCCACACAATTAAGATTAGATCCATCAACTGCGTCCAATATTTCAGATTATTATGTAGGCTCAACTATAAGTGTAACTTCAAAATATGTTTATATATTCAATAACAGATATTACAGTAAAACTCAGACATTCAATTCAACTATTACCGCCTACAGTAACGCAACAAAATTAGTCACATTATCCACACCTGTTAATTTATCATTAGGAACAAATTCACAAATAGGTGGAGATATAACTTCTGTTTATTCAATTAGTGGTAATTTAAGTAAAATTAATGCTGCAGTTCAAGCAGGAACTTCACTAGCTAAACCATCCACAGATGAAGCTGGTAATTTTGTTGCTGTTTTCAATATACCACCTGGAGTATTCAAAACAGGTAGCAGAGTGTTTCGTATAGATAACAGAACTGTTGCAACTCAGCCATCAACCGCAACAACAATAGCTGAAGCTACATTTGTTGCTTCCGGTTTATCGACAGTATCACAACAAGTAAATTTTGCACCTTCATTAGATTCATCCAGCTCAGTGTTTACACAGGTGAGTGAGTTATCAAATCAATTTATTAGTTCAAATAGAAGTAGCACCACAAGAAGTTGGGACTTGACGCCTCCACCGCCGCCGCCACCACCAGCGCCACCGCCGCCACAGAATTCAGATCCACTTGCCCAGACTTTTATTGTTTCTAAAGAAAATTATCCTAATGGAATTTTCTTATATTCAGTTAAATTATTTTTCTATTCAAAAGCTACAGATAATTCTCCAGTCAGACTTACTGTTGTTCCCACACTTAATGGTTATCCAACAGGAGATACGTTGGACTATTCAACTGTATACCTAGAACCAAGTAAGGTTAATGTTTCAACTACACCACATTATTTGGATCCATCTTCTTATACTGAATTTATTTTCCCTGCACCTGTTTATATTCAATCGGGTGTTATGTATGCTTTCATTGTAAAATCTTCTTCGAAAGATTATTTGGTTTATTACGGTCAACAAAATCAAATTGCTATACCTTCTACAGCGAAGGCTAAAGTGTCTGATCCAAATCCAGCCAGTCCGACAAAAATTACGGCTTCACCTTATATTGGTTCTCTATTTGAATCACAAAATAGTATAACATGGTCAGCAGACCAAACTAAATCTATGATGTTTGTTATGGAAAAATGTGTATTCTCAACTGACAGAGTTTCAATACCTTTTATTATTCCTAAAAATCTACCATATAGAAAAATGGGAAGTCAAGAAATTTTGAATAAGTTAGATGCAAATAGTGCTTCAAACCTATTTGGAAACTATTCACTAGATAAAAATTATCATGCATTAAACATCACTACAACAGATTTCACACCTTCAGGAACTGATATTAATTATACATATGCTACAACATTAAGTACCGGAAATGTTCCGACAGGTGTTAAATCAGTCAATCCTGGAAAATTAGGAAGTCCCACATATGAAGACATTTATCTGTCCGATGGTAATGGAGAAAGAGTCCTATTGAGATCCTCAAATAGTTCATTCTCTTTGTATGCATCATTAGTTACAAATGATTCCGATGTGTCTCCAATCATTTCCGATGATGGTCTTACACTGTATACTGTTTCCTATAACATTAACAACATGGGTATTGGTAATAACATTATTTCAATTAGCAATCCAGGTTATGGTTATAATGTTAATACAACAACAATATCAATTTCAAGTCCTGATATTGGTTCCAATACTGCATCATTAGGATTTACTGCAAATGCAAATGGTGCAATTACTTCAGTTTATACCATCACATCAGGAGCTGGTTACATTAACACACCAACAATTACAATTTCCGATGCTGCAACTCGCGGCGGAAATGCAAATGTTGTTATAACTGTTGCAGGTGAAACCTCACCTTCAGGTGGTAATTCAATTGCAAAATACTTCACAAAGAAAGTTGTACTTGCACCAGGAAATGATTCAGGTGATTTGCGTGTATACTATACAGCTTATAAACCACCTGGGACAGCTGTTTATGTTTACTACAAAATTCTAAACGCTGACGATACTTCAACATTTGAATCTGGAAATTGGCAATTAATGACCACTCTCCAAAATCCAAATACATACTCCAAATCTAGGACTGACCTATATGAATATGAGTGTGCTCCTGGAATTTTTGCAAGTAATCAAGCTGATAACAGTATAAGTTACACCAATTCCACAACAGGCCAGACGTATAATTCATTCATCCAATTTGCAATCAAGGTAGTTTTGGCAACAAGTGATAATACCATTGTTCCATTCCTAACAGATATTCGCGCATTAGCATTACCGGCAGGAACAGGAATCTAACATGCAACTAGTAAAAGTTACCAATACAAATTTTGTTCGTGATATTGAAAGTAGAGCTCTAATGCCTACTGATAATACAGAAAAAAATGAGTATTATGCTAAGCTTAGGTTGGTTAAGATGCAAAAAGATGAAATAAATAAAGTAAAGTCAGAAATAGATTGCATCAAATCGGATATGTGTGAAATAAAATCCCTGTTGCAACAATTACTAATAAAAGGTTAAGATGGCAAATACAGTTAATATTTTAGGCTACGCCAACACATTTGGTGATTGGATCGTTGCAACTAATGCAGGTTCCAATGAAATCAATTCTATTGGTAAATACGATTGGACCAAAGATTCTGGCACATTGACTTTAAATGGTACAGGTACTGCTTTAACTGTTGCTAATAATGTCATTGTTGCAGGTCAATTACTGGTTACAGGTACAGCTTCTTCAGCAACTATCGACAATAATTTAACTGTAGGTAAACAAGTATATTTTACAAACACTACACAAAGCTTGGTTGCAAGTGGTTCTGTTACTGCAAATGGTACAGTTTATGCTAGCAATACAGGAACAAGTTTAGCCGTTGCAAACAATACTACAATTGGAGGTTCTTTAACGGTAGGTGGTGTAACATTAATCTCAAATACATTAACTGTTACTAAATCAACAGTTCTTCAAAATACTTTGAGTGTTGGTAAAGACACAATAATTACAGGTAATTTAAATGCAACATTAGAAACTTATACTAACTTATTAGTATCTAATACGGCTATCAGAGCAGCAGTTTTATCAGTTCTTGGTACCACTTATACTAACACACTTCAGGCCAATACAAACATTTTAACTGGGGTAATTCAATCTAACACTTCAGTAAATACCGCAACACTATCTGTAACAGGCACATCCTTTACAGATAAACTACAATCTAACACCGCAGTTAATACTGCCACAATATCCGTTACTGGTGCAAGTTTTACCAATACTTTACAAGCTAACACCGCCGTAAATACAGCCACGTCTTCAGTAACAGGCGCAAGTTTTACCAATACTTTACAAGCTAACACCGCTGTAAATACAGCCACACTATCTGTTACCAATATTTCATATACCGATAAACTACAAGCTAATGCCGTTGTAAATACTGCGACTTCTTCGGTGACAGGTATTTCTTACACAGATAAGTTACAATCTAATACAGCAGTTAATACTGCCACAATATCCGTTACTGGTGCAAGTTTTACTAACACACTTCAATCTAATACGGCAGTTAATACTGCGACTTCTTCAGTGACTGGTATTTCTCATACTGATAGATTACAAGCTAATAGTTCAGTTAATACGGCTACAATATCTGTTACTAATATTTCTCACACAGATAGATTACAGGCTAATAGTTCAGTAAATACCGCAACACTATCTGTTACCAATATTTCTCATATCGATAAAGTGCAAGCTAATAGCGTTGTAAATACAGCCACATTATCTGTTACCAACATTGCTTATACTGATAAGTTACAAGCTAATAGTGTTGTAAATACCGCCACACTATCGGTCACAGGTGTTTCGTATACTAACACACTTCAGGCCAATACGAATGTTTTAACTGGAGTAATTCAGTCTAATACTGCTGTTAATACGGCTACAATATCTGTTACTAATATTTCTCATACAGATAGATTACAGGCTAATAGTTCAGTTAATACTGCTATTTTATCTGTTACCAATATTTCTCATATCGATAAAGTACAAGCTAATAGCGTTGTTAATACAGCCACATTATCGGTTACCAATATTTCGTTTACAGATAAGTTACAGGCTAATAGCGTTGTAAATACAGCCACATTATCTGTTACTAACATTGCTTATACCGATAAGTTACAAGCTAATAGCGTTGTAAATACAGCCACATTATCCGTGGTTGGCAATACTTGGACTAATAGAGTTCAAGCTAATGCTTCCGTAAATACAGCCACATTATCCGTGGTTGGCAATACTTGGACTAATGCATTACAAGCTAACGCGACAGTTAATACGGTTACAATGTCTGTGGTTGGCACTAGTTACACAGGATATTTGCAATCTAATAATACTGTAAACACTACTACAATTTCAGCAACAGGAAATACATATACTAGTTATCTTATTGCAAATAATGATATTTCTGTATCTAAACTGTATGTTACGAGTACACTTCTTTCGGCAACAAATGCTGTAGGTGCATTCCAATCTCTAACAACATCGGCCGGTTTGACTGTTGGTGGTACGTTTACAATTAACGGAACAACAGTTTATACAACAAATAATTTTGTAATAAACGCAAACACTTATACACCAATCACAAGTTATTTTAGTGTTAATAGGGGTACTGCAAATAATCAACCCACTGGTATTCCAAATGCAAATGCATCCATTCGTTGGAACGAATCAAACAAATATTGGGATATTTTAGATTCAAATAATGGCATTTACTATTCGCAAATTATGACTGCGAATATGATTTCTGATAGTGCAACATCTACAAGTATTTCAACTGTTCCAACAAGTAAAATTTCAACCGCAATTTATGCTCATGCGAACGCGGCCTTTGAGCAAGCTAATGTAGCAATACCAGCTAGCTCGTATGCTAACTCAGCTTACCTGCAAGCTAATTCAGCCTATGTGTCACAGAATACAACCGGTCAATATGCTAACTCGGCCTATGGTGTATCCAATTCAGCTAGTTCGTATGCTAATTCAGCTTACCGTGGCGCAAATTCAGCCAGTTCGTATGCTAATTCAGCATTTATTACTGCTAACAATGCTTTAGCTAATGTTGGTTCCATGGTTACGTCTAATAGCAGTACCATGTATACTTTTGCCAACAATTCGGCATCCACTTCGAATGTCACAGGTTCCGTTGTTATTGCGGGCGGCCTTGGTGTAGGTGGTAGTGTATACACTGGCAATGTTGTGATTAGAGGTTCTGGTAATGGTATTACCTTTGTTGATGGTTCGGTTCAATTCACAGCAGGTTCACCTGCAGCATCTGTATATGCTAATGCCGGTTTTGCACAGGCTAATACAGGTACTCTAAATGCAGCGTCAGCCAGTTCATACGCTAATGGTGCATTCTTAGTAGCTAATACAGGTACTTTAAATGCTGCAGCAGGAAGTTCATATGCCAACTCAGCTTATGGTGTAGCTAATAATGCATTGGCTAATACTGGCACATCAGTAACAGCTAACAGCTTAACAGTATACACTTTCTCAAATGCAACAGCATCTTCTTCAAACACAACTGGTGCTGTTGTTATTGCAGGCGGTCTTGGTGTAAGTGGCAGTGTGTATTCTGGTAATGTTGTTATTAGAGGTACTGGCAATGGTATCACCTTTACTGATGGTTCAGTTCAATTTACGGCAGGTTCACCTGCAGCATCCGTATATGCTAATGCCGCTTTTGCTGCAGCTAATACAGGTACTTTAAATGCAGCATCAGCCAGTTCATATGCTAATTCAGGTTACCGTGATGCAAATTCAGCCAGTACCTATGCCAACTCTGCATTTGCTGGAGCTAATACAAGTACTCTAAATGCGGCTTCTGCTAGTTCTTATGCTAATTCAGGATACCGTGATGCCAATTCAGCTAGTTCATATGCTAACTCTGCTTTTGCTGGAGCTAATACAAGTACTCTAAATGCGGCTTCTGCTAGTTCTTATGCTAACTCTGCATTTGGTATTGCTAATACATCCATTTTAAATGCTGCATCTGCTAGTTCCTATGCTAATGGTGCATTTGCTAGAGCTAATACAACTGGCCTTTACGCTAATGCTGCGTATGTACAAGCTAATACAGGTACATTAAATGCTGCATCTGCTAGTTCCTATGCTAACTCTGCATATGGTAAAGCAAATACTGCACTAACCACTGCGGGTGGTCAAATCATAGGTGATTTGGGTATTACTGGTAGTTTAACTGTTAATGGTCCATTAACTTACATAAATGTTGCAACATACCAAACAGTCGATTCTCTAATTGAATTAGCTGCAAACAATTTAGGAGATGTGGTTGATATTGGTTTTTATGGCCAATATGTAAACTCAGGTACAAAATATACAGGACTAGTAAGAACAGCTTCGAGTGATTGGACTCTATTCCAAGGAATAACAACGAATCCAACAAGTAATAGCATTGGTGCTATATCGTTTGCAAATTATGGAACATTAAACACAAATATTGCTGCAGGACAAATAACCAGTTCACAGGCAATTCCGGTTGCTTCCGGTGGTACTGGCGTCAAAACATCTACAGGATCAGGTTCAGTTGTATTGAGTGCTTCACCTTCATTAACATCACCTTCATTTACAGGCAACATTGGTGGTGATATTGGATTTAATGGCGTAGGGGTATCTCAGTGGAATCTTACTCTTGGTAAAACAGTTACAGGTACGAACACGGGTGGTGGTATATTGGCGCAAGGAACCGCCGGTGGTGGTATGACTGGTTGGTATACAAGTTTCTATAGTAATATAAACACCGCCGCCGGTTTACTTATGGATAACGCTTATCATTTCATAGCCGGAAGTGTAGCTGCAGGTGGTGGAAGTGTTGTATCTAATACTACGGGTTTATATATTTCCGATTTGTCCACAGGAACAGTATCTAATCACGGTATTAAAGGACTTGTTTCAGCTGGCGCAGGTAAATATAATCTATATCTCTCAGGAACCGCAGACAATTATTTACAAGGCAACGTAGCAATTGGTGGAACAACACCTGCGTCTGCTCCTAAATTGTCTTTATATGGCAGTATGCGATTCTTGACTAATCAAGCGCCATCTGCAACTTATACAGGTATTGGTTCTGTTAGAACTGATGAAGTTTCTATATCTACATCAGGCAACGAAAGATTTAGAATTACCTCTACCGGCGCAGTATATTTTGGAACAAATGGAAATGGTAGTGGAAGTGTTAATCCTGATAATATATTCCAAAGTGATTTAACGAACACGGTCCAGAATGCAACTTCAGGTATATTTCATCGAATAAACGGAGCAGATAGGCTCGTTACAGCTAATGCAGGTGTAACTGCTACAGGTGTCCTAACAGCTACAGGTAACGTCGTTGCATTCTCTGACATAAAGCTTAAAACAAATATAACAAATATTGATAATGCATTGCAAAAAACTTTACAATTGCGTGGTGTTTATTACAACAAAAAAGACGATATTGAAACGAAAAAGGTCGGTGTAATTGCACAAGAAGTTTTAGAAGTATTGCCTGAAGTTGTAATGTCACATGTGGATCAGACAACGAAAGAAGAAACACTAACTGTTGACTATGGTAATATAGTAGGATTGTTAATCGAGGCTATTAAAGAATTGAACGAAGAAGTTCAATACTTAAAATCAAAAATACCAAACCAATAAACATAAATATGGTTAACGAATCAAATAAAAGGTACACAAAATGGCCGCAGGATATTCAGACCAATACATGGAACAAGGGTCATCCTTTAATGCCCGTCTGGCGTTAACAGATGATTCTGGAGTTCCATATGACTTAACAACCTTCACTATAAATTCCAGAGCAAAGAAATCTTACACAACAGCTAATGTTGCTTTCACTTTTACTGCACAAATCAGTACGGAAGAAGAAGGTGTAATATTCCTCTCGTTGCCTGCAGCAAATACTGCAAATGTACCTTATGGAAAATACGTCTACGATGTAAATATTAAAGATTCAGTAACTAATTTGGTAACTCGCGTATTGGAAGGACAAATATATGTTTCTCCTGGTGTGACCGGAGTAATTAATTCCAATGGTCCTAACGCATAATGGCAACTATAGTAAATCCAGTAAATCAGATTAGTGTACGAGTTGGTCCAGGTTCTCCTGCGGCCGTGCAATCAATTACGCAATTCACAGGACCAACTCAAACGTCCAATATTGCAAATCTGCAAATTCAAATTACCACTAATGAAGTGGTTGCCAGAGTTTCTTCAAATACGGTGGGGATGTTCGCTAATGCGGCCTTCAGATTAGCAAATACAATTGCGAATGGAGGTGTTGATGTATTTGCAAGAGAAAATTCAAACAATGCATTATCCGCAGTAATAACAACTGGATCATACGCCAATTCAGCTTTTGCTTTAGCTAATTCATTGATAGTATCTGTAACAGATACAGAAGCTAGAGCGAACGCAAATCTTGCTTTTGCTCGAGCAAATGCTTCATACAATCTAGCTAATATTGTATTTGCACAAGCTAATACTGCATACACACAGGCTAATGCTGCGTTTGCACAAGCTAACAATGTAATACCAGCAGCTTCTTATGCCAACGGTGCTTTCGCTAGGTCCAATACAGCATTCAATTTAGCTGGTACTAAATTGAGTAAAAATGGCGATACAATGCTTGGTGATTTGGTTATAACTGGTAATATTATTCCATCAACAGCCAATACTTATTTCTTGGGATCTAAATTAAAACCATTCAAATCATTGTTTGTTGGTCCAGGGTCTGTTGACATTGACGGTATTATTTTGAGTAATTCAGGTGGTAGTTTGATTATTACCTCAAACACAGGTGATTCTATTGACCTTACTTCGAGTGCCAATGGTTCCTTTTTACAAGCTAACGCAGCTTATGATTCACAAAATACAACTGGAGTATATGCGAATGCCGCGTATCTACATGCTAATTCGGCATATGTATCGCAGAATTCAACCGGTCAATATGCTAACTCAGCATACATTCACGCCAATTCTTCTTATGTGTCTCAGAATTCAACGGGTCAATACACTAACTCAGCTTATATTCATGCCAATTCAGCATATGTGTCACAGAATTCATCCGGTAATTATGCAAACTCAGCTTATTTTCAGGCCAACACAGCTTATGAATCACAGAATACAACAGGTCAATATGCAAATACAGCATTTACTAAGGCCAATTCGGCATATGTATCACAGAATACAACAGGTGTATATGCAAATACAGCACATATTCACGCCAATGCATCTTACATAGCACAGAATACAACAGGCATATATGCAAACACAGCATTTACTCAGGCCAATGCGGCTTTCGCAGCAGCTAATGGAGGTGCTAGTGTAATTGTTGCAGGATCATATGCAAACTCAGCTTATCTGCAAGCGAATGCATCTTTTATTCGTGCAAATAATTCACTGAATGTACAAACAGGTGGTACAATTACAGGTGACATAACAGTTACTGGAAATTTGTTCATCAATGGCACAACAACAACAGTTAACACAACGGTTGTGCAAACAACAGATTCATTAATTAAATTAGCAAACAATAATGTCCTTAGTGATACCTTGGACATAGGTTTTTATGGTAGTTCATTGACAGCTGGATCAGCTGTACCAACTTATCATGGATTAGTTCGCCAAGCTGGTTCCAATAATTTCTTGTTGTTTAGGGATATAACACAGGACCCATCATCGAATATACTTTCTCCTGGATCAGCAACTGTTTCAAATGTTGGAACACTTATAGCAAATGTTGCCGGTTATACAATAACTAGTTATGGTACAGATTTATTAAAGTTTTCAAGTTCATCTTATATTCAAGCTAATGCAGCTTTTGATGCAGCTAATTCTGGTAGTGGTGTAGTTGCTGCTGGATCATATGCCAATTCAGCATACGGTGCCGCAAATTCAGCCAGTTCTTATGCCAATTCAGCATATACACATGCCAATTCGGCTTATGTATCACAGAATACAACAGGTCAATATGCCAATTCATCATATACACATGCCAATTCAGCGTACGGTGCGGCTAACTTAGTTGGTTCATATGCCAATTCAGCTTACATACAAGCCAATTCAGCATACGACACCGCGAACTCAGCAGGTTCATATGCAAACTCAGGTTACATACAAGCTAATTCAGCATACGGCGCAGCTAACTTAGTTGGTTCATATGCCAATTCAGCTTACGGTACTGCAAATTCAGCAGGTTCATATGCTAACTCAGCTTACATACAAGCCAATTCGGCCTATGTATCACAGAATTCAACCGGTCAATATGCTAACTCAGCATACGGTACTGCAAATTCAGCCAGTTCATATGCCAATGGTTCTTTCATAACAGCAAACACATCTAGTTTATATGCAAACTCAGCATATGTTCACGCCAATTCATCATATGATAGTGCCAATTCAGCCAGTTCCTATGCTAATGGTGCATTTACTGGATCTAATACGGCAAGTTCCTATGCTAATGGTGCTTTTGCTGGTGCTAATACAGGTATTTTAAATGCTGCTTCAGCTAGTTCCTATGCTAATTCAGGTTACCGTGATGCTAATTCAGCTAGTTCTTATGCAAATTCGGCATATTTTCACACTAATTCAGCTTTTATTATAGCAAATTCAGCCAGTTCATATGCCAATGGTGCATTCACTGTAGCCAATACAGCCAGTTCTTATTCTAATAGTGCTTTTGTTCAAGCAAATGCAGCGTTCGAAATGGCTAACACATCGGCTAATACTACGGCGTCCGTAGCCTCCGTTGCTTCATATGCTAATGGTGCATTTGGTGCTGCGAATAATGCTAGTTCTTATGCCAATGGTGCTTTCGTATTAGCATTTTCAGCTTTATCTGTTGGCAATTCAGCGAGTATTTATGCTAATGCTGCTTTCGATGCAACAAATACATCCAGTTCCAATGCAGCATCAGCTAGCTTTTATTCTAATACTGCTTACATACAAGCCAATGCAGCATATAGCACAGCCAACTCAGCTAGTTCTTATGCCAATGGTGCATTTGCTGGTGCTAATACGGCCAGTTCTTATGCTAACTCCGCTAGTTACTATGCAAACTCCGCTTATGTACATGCCAATGCGGCTTTCGCAGCAGCTAATGCAGGTGTTGGTGTAATTATTGCAGGATCATATGCTAACTCAGCTTACATACAAGCCAATGCATCTTATGGTGCAGTTAACTCAGTAAGTTCATATGCTAATAGTGCTTTTGCTGGTGCTAATGTATCCAGTTTGTATGCAAACTCAGCCTACATTAATTCAAACACCAAAGTAAGTAAATCCGGTGATACAATGATTGGATCATTGATACTTTCTGGTGTGGGTAGTGATGTAAAATTTACTGGTGGTGCTGCATTAGTAGGAAATGAAGCTAACAATTTAATAAAAATTACAGCAAATGCCAATAATGATATAACTGGTGTTGCTGCTCAGAGCGGTGATGGAGGCCTTGCACAAGTATATTCCAATGGTCGTGTAGAGATAATTACAGATACGGGTGCGGCAGGTGCTCTTTGGACTTTTGCTAAAGATGGTTCATTAACATTACCGGGAATAATAGGACAAGTTGGACGTAGTGGTTATACTAACGGATTAGATTTATATAATGGTGAAGCTGGTGTTGGGTATGTACGATTAAACAATGCCGACCAATCTTTTGTATGGGTTGATCCATCTGGCGCACATATTCAAACTACCGGCGGTACATGGAACTTTGATGCAAATGGCAATATAACATTCCCAGATAGTACAATACAAGCTACCGGTTTTAGAGGTTATGGTATTGATAATGTTGCACGTTATTCAGCAAACTCATCAGGTTCATATGCTAATGGTGCTTTTGCTGCATCGAATACGGCTAGTTCATATGCCAATTCATCGTATGTTCAAGCTAATGCAGCATATGGTACTGCAAATTCAGCAAGTTCATATGCTAATGGTGCTTTTGCTGCATCGAATACGGCTAGTTCCAATGCATCTTCAGCAAGTTCATATGCTAATGGTGCATTTGAAGCTGCAAATACTGGTTCTGGTGTAGCATCAGCTGGTTCTTTTGCCAACTCAGCTTATGGTGTAGCTAATTCATCCAGTTCATATGCTAATGGTGCTTATGTTACTGCCAATTCATCTAGTTCATATGCAAATGGTGCTTTTGCACAATCTAATTTATCTTTCAATTCGGCTAATAGTGCTTCTAATTATGCTAATGCATCTTTCATTCGGGCAAATAATTCACTAAATGTACAATCAGGTGGTACAATTACAGGTGATGTGACTGTAACGGGTAATCTTTTCATTAATGGAACAACTACCTCCGTAAATACAACGGTCATACAAACAACAGATTCGTTAATCAAGTTAGCTAATAACAACTTATACAGTGATACTTTAGATATAGGGTTCTATGGTACCTCATTAACAACTGGTTCTGGTGTACCAACTTATCATGGTCTTGTGAGGCAAGCTGGTTCCAATAATTTCTTGTTGTTTAGGGATATAACACAGGACCCATCATCGAATGTAATGCCGGCAGGATCGGCAAGTGTATCCAATGTTGGCACACTTATAGCAAATGTTGCCGGTTATAAGATAACCAGTTATGGTACCGACTTGTTACAATTTGCTAATGCAGCCTTTATGCAAGCTAATGCTGCGTTTGATTCATCCAATTCTGGTACCGGTGTATTATCAACTGGATCTTATGCCAATTCAGCTTTTCTACACGCTAATGCATCTTATATCACTGCCAATTCAGCCAGTTCATATGCTAATGGTGCTTTTGCTGGTGCCAATTCAGCCAGTTCGTATGCCAATGGTGCTTTCACTGGAGCTAATACAGCCAGTTCCAATGCTGCATCATCAAGTTCGTATGCTAATAGTGCTTTTGGTATTGCAAACTCATCTAGTTCATATGCCAACTCAGCATTCTTAACAGCTAATACGGCCAGTTTGAATTCGGATTCAGCAAGTTCATATGCCAATGGTGCATTCTTAGCAGCTAATACGGCCAGTTCCAACGCAGCATCAGCAAGTTCATATGCTAACTCTGCATTTGCTGGAGCTAATACAGCCAGTTCCAATGCTGCTTCAGCAAGTTCGTATGCTAACTCATCCTATGGTTCCGCAAATTCAGCAAGTTCATATGCCAACTCTGCATTTGCTGGAGCTAATACAGCCAGTTCCAATGCTGCTTCAGCAAGTTCATATGCTAACTCTGCCTACATTCAAGCTAATGCATCTTATGGTGTATCCAATTCAGCCAGTTCATATGCTAATGGTGCATTTTCTGTAGCAAATACAGCAATACCAGCAGGTTCATATGCTAATGGTGCTTTTACTGGATCTAATACGGCAAGTTCTAATGCTGCTTCAGCCAGTTCTTATGCTAACTCTGGATTTGTAGCAGCTAATACGGCCAGTTCCAACGCAGCATCAGCCAGTTCTTATGCTAATTCTGCATTTTTAATAGCTAATACATCTAGTTCCAATGCATCATCAGTAAGTTCTTATGCTAACTCTGCATTTGCTGGAGCTAATACGGCCAGTTCTAATGCTGCTTCAGCCAGTTCATATGCTAATGGCGCATTCTTAACAGCCAATACAGGTACTTTAAATGCTGCTTCATCTAGTTCATACGCTAATGGTGCATTTTTGCGAGCTAACACTGCAATATCCGATGCATTAGCATATTCTATAGCTTTAGGTTAACACATAAATAAAAAATACTAGGAATTACAAATGGCAAACAATTTTAAAAACTATGCTCAATCAGCTGTAGGAATAAGTCCTACCACAATATATACAGCTGGCGCGGGTGTACAAACTACTGTTATTGGTTTTACAGTATCTAATAATTTAGAAACTTCAATAACGGCAAATGTTATTGTGAACATAGGCGGTTCAAACTATTATATGGCTAGAAAAGTACCAATAGATCCAGGAAATTCTTTAGTTCCAATTGGGGGTGACCAAAAATTGGTACTAGAATCTGGAGATTATATTTCCGTTTCGACCAGTGATGCATCTTCATCAGATGTTATAATGAGTGCATTAGAAATAAGTTAAAATGACATATTCATACATTGGCAATCAAGAAAATAAAAATGTAAAAATAGTAGGAGGATATGCCAATTCAGCATATATCCAAGCTAATTCAGCACATGGAACAGCCAACTCAGCCAGTTCTTATGCTAATGGTGCCTTCATTGTATCCAACTCAGCCAGTTCTTATGCCAACTCTGCATTCACACAAGCTAATACATCAATACCGGCTGGGTCATATGCTAATGGTGCTTTTGGCATTGCTAACTCAGCCAGTTCCTATGCTAATGGTGCATTTACTGGATCTAATACGGCAAGTTCCTATGCTAATGGTGCTTTTGCTTCTTCCAATTCAGCCAGTTCCTATGCCAACTCAGCATATACAGTAGCTAATACAGCAATACCGGCTGGGTCATATGCTAATGGTGCTTTTGGCATTGCTAACTCAGCCAGTTCATATGCTAATGGTGCTTTTGATGGAGCTAATACGGCAAGTTCTTATGCTAATTCAGCTAGTTCATATGCTAATGGTGCATTTGTTTCTTCGAATACGGCCAGTTCTAATGCTGCTTCAGCTAGTTCTTATGCCAACTCCGCATATAATATTGCTAATTCAGCTAGTTCCTATGCTAATGGTGCATTCTTAACAGCCAATACAGCCAGTTCTAATACAGTTTCAATTAGTTCCTATGCTAATGGTGCTTTTGGTATAGCTAACTCAGCCAGTTCATATGCCAATGGTGCTTTTGCTGTAGCCAACACAGCAATACCAGCTGGGTCATATGCTAATGGTGCTTTTGTTTCTTCAAATACGGCCATCACTAATGCAGGATCAGCCAGTTCATATGCTAATGGTGCATTCACACAAGCTAACACAGCAATACCAGCAGGTTCATATGCTAATGGTGCTTTTGTTTCTTCGAATACGGCCATCACTAATGCAGGATCAGCCAGTTCATATGCCAATGGTGCATTCACTGTAGCAAATACAGCAATACCAGCAGGTTCATATGCTAATGGTGCATTTGTGGCAGCTAATACGGCCATTACTAGTGTAGGATTAGCGAGTTTGTATGCTAATGGTGCTTTTGCTGGAGCTAATACAGCAAGTTCTTTTGCTAATGGTGCTTTTGGTATTGCTAATACGGCCAGTTCCAATACAGTTTCAATTAGTTCCTATGCCAACTCTGCTTTTGGTATAGCTAATACAGCAACACCAGCAGGTTCTTATGCCAACTCAGCATTCTTAACAGCTAATACAGCCAGTTCCAATACAGTTTCAATCAGTTCTTATGCTAATGGTGCTTTTGATATATCTAATTCAGCTAGTTCATATGCCAACTCTGCATTCACTATAGCTAATACAGCAACACCAGCAGGTTCTTATGCTAATGGTGCTTTTGGTATTGCTAATTCAGCCAGTTCCTATGCTAATGGTGCATTTGCTTCTTCCAATTCAGCCAGTTCCTATGCCAACTCGGCATTCTTAGTAGCTAATACAGCAATACCAGCAGGTTCATATGCCAATTCTGCCTATGTGAGAGCAAATAATTCTTTAAATGTTCAATCTGGTGGTACAATTACAGGTGATGTTACAGTTACTGGAAATTTGTTTATTAATGGAACGACAATATCCGTAAATACAACGGTCATACAAACAACTGATTCATTAATTAAGTTAGCCAACAATAATGTTCTTAGTGATACTTTAGATATAGGTTTTTATGGTACTTCATTAACTGCCGGTTCAGCTGTACCAACTTATCACGGATTAGTTCGCCAAGCTGGTTCCAATAATTTCTTGTTGTTTAGAGATATAGCAGAAGACCCATCATCGAATATATTAAGTCCAGGTTCAGCCACAGAATCCAATGTTGGTACACTTATAGCAAATGTTGCTGGTTACAAAATAACCAGTTACGGCACCGACTTGTTGCAATTTGCTAACGCAGCTTTCAACCAAGCTAATGTTGCGTTTGAATCATCTAACACATTTACAGGTGCTGCATATGCGCGGCGTCAAGCAAACGCTGCTTTTAGCCAAGCTAATGCAGCATATGGTACTGCAAATTCAGCAAGTTCATATGCTAATGGTGCTTTTGATGGAGCTAATACGGCCAGTTCTAATGCTGCTTCAGCCAGTTCCTATGCCAACTCTGCTTTTGGTATTGCTAATACAGCAATACCAGCAGGTTCATATGCCAATGGTGCTTTTGCTGGTGCTAATACAGCCAGTTCTAATGCTGCATCAGCTAGTTCCTATGCCAACTCAGCATTCAATGTAGCTAATACAGCAACACCAGCAGGTTCTTATGCTAATGGTGCTTTTGCTGGTGCTAATACAGCCAGTTCCAATACAGTTTCAATTAGTTCCTATGCCAACTCTGCATTCGATGTAGCTAATACAGCGATACCAGCAGGTTCATATGCCAATGGTGCTTTTGCTGGCGCTAACTCAGCCAGTTCTAATGCAGCAATAGCCAGTTCTAATGCTGCATCAGCTAGTTCCTATGCCAACTCAGCATTCAATGTAGCTAATACAGCAATACCAGCAAGTTCCTATGCCAACTCAGCATTCGCTATAGCTAATACAGCCAGTTCTAATACAGTTTCAATCAGTTCATATGCCAACTCTGCTTTTGGTATAGCTAATACAGCAATACCAGCAGGTTCCTATGCTAATGGTGCTTTTGCTGGTGCTAATACAGCCAGTTCTAATGCAGCAATAGCCAGTTCCTATGCCAACTCCGCATTCGCTATAGCTAATACATCGATACCAGCAGGTTCATATGCTAATGGTGCATTCTTAACAGCCAATACAGCCAGTTCCAATACAGTTTCAATCAGTTCTTATGCTAATGGTGCTTTTGGTATTGCTAACTCAGCCAATTTTAATGCAGGATCAGCTAGTTCATATGCTAATTCTGCTTTTGCTGGAGCTAATACAGCCAGTTCCTATGCTGCATCATCCAGTTCATATGCCAACTCAGCTTTTGGTATAGCTAATACAGCGATACCAGCAGGTTCTTATGCTAATGGTGCTTTTGGTGGAGCTAATACAGCCAGTTCATATGCCAATGGTGCATTCTTAACAGCTAACTCAGCCAGTTCTAATACGGTTTCAATCAGTTCCTATGCTAATGGTGCTTTTGGTATAGCTAATTCAGCTAGTTCATATGCTAATGGTGCATTCTTAATAGCCAACACAGCAATACCAGCAGGTTCATATGCTAATGGTGCATTTGTTTCTTCAAATACAGCCATCACTAATGCAACAATAGCCAGTTCATATGCTAACTCAGCATTCACTGTAGCCAATACAGCGATACCGGCTGGTTCATATGCTAATGGTGCATTTGTTTCTTCAAATACAGCCATCACTAATGCAGGATCAGCCAGTTCTTATGCTAATGGTGCTTTTGCTGCTGCTAATACTGGTTCTGCTGTAACAGCAGCCGGTTCCTATGCCAACTCAGCATTCGCTATAGCTAATACAGCCAGTTCTAATACAGTTTCAATCAGTTCATATGCTAATTCTGCTTTTGGTATTGCTAATACGGCCAGTTCGAATACGGTTTCAATCAGTTCTTATGCTAATGGTGCTTTTGATATAGCTAATACATCGATACCAGCAGGTTCATATGCTAATGGTGCTTTTGCACAAGCCAACTCTGCTTATACAAGAGCAAACAATACAGTCAATGCAAATACTGGTGGTACAATTACCGGTAATGTAACAATTACTGGTAATTTAATAATAACAAATACAACCACATCTATATCAAATACTACAGGTGCATTACAAGTTACTGGTGGAATTGGCGTAACAGGAAATGTTTATGTTGGTTATACTGGTGTTGTTGGTTTTTCAAACACAATTAGTAGCAGTGTTGTATATGTAACCTACAATGCTGCAAATAATAGTCTAGATACAATATTTGGATAATAAGAGATTAATATGATAAGTATTTATTTTGAATTTGATAGTCCCTACGGCAAATACGCAGACGCTATTGTTTTGCTAGACGGTCAAACCATGACTGACGCTGAAATTGAAATAATGAAGCAAGACCGCTACAACAGGTGGCTTGCGGCTGTAGCCTCACCTCCTACTGAGGAGTAAGCATGGCCAATAGATACTGGGTAGGCGGCACAGGCACATGGGATGCAACAACCACAACCAACTGGAGTGCTGCCTCAGGTGGCGCGGGTGGTGCATCGGCGCCTACATCTGCGGATAATGTGATCTTTGACACGGCATCTAATGCCACAGCCTATGCTGTGACTGTGGGAACCAATGCTGTTGCAGCAGACATAACCATTGCTGGCCCTGCTGCGGGCAATGTCACCATCACCTCTGGAGCCACGGCGGTAATCAACTGCTATGGTAGTTGGTTAAATTCCGCCACAGGTGTTGTTTTTACCACCACAACCGGTGCAGCCATAAACTTCTTGGCTACCACGACCGGTAAAACTGTTACCACAAATAACGTGACGCTGGGAGCGATGGCAGTCACCTTTAACGGAGTAGGTGGCGGTTGGACTCTTGGCAGTGCTTTTACCAATATTACTAATGTAATTACTGTAACTGCGGGTGCATTTAGTACTGGAAATTTTGCCGTTAGTAGCGCGGGTATGGCTTCTAGTGGAACCGGTGTTAGGTCAGTTACTTTAGGAAGTTCTACGCTTACCTTATCTGTGCAGGCTGCATGGACATTTACCACCACAACCAATCTGACGTTCAGCGCAGGCACATCCACAATCATTTGTAGCGTCATAAACCCTATATTTGCTGGTGGTGGATTGACATACTACAACGTGAGTTTTACAGGTACATCGGCTAACACAGTTACTATTTCAGGACCAAATACTTTTAATAATTTATCTAGTGCCACATCGGCTAGTGTAGGTATTCGGCCTATTGTCCTTGCGGATAACCAAACAGTCAATGGAACTTTGACTTTAAGCAACGCCGCATCAGCGACCCGCCGTATATTTATTAGTAGCAGTGTTTTAGGCACTCCCCGCACATTGACTGTTGCTACTCTTGCCGCACTGGTTGATGTGGACTTTCAGGACATTGTTGCTGCGGGTGCAAGTGCCGCTAGTCCTTGGTCCGGCACTCGCTTGGGTAACTGCCTGGGCAACACCAACATCACATTTGCTGCAGGTGTAAACAAATACTTTCGCAGCGTGAGTGGCGCAAGCGCAAACTGGGGCGGCACTGTATGGTCAACATCTTCGGCTGATACTGCAACACCGGCTGTGAACGATTTTCCCTTGGCACAAGACACCGCCATTATTGATGATGCAGGGGCCATTGCAAACAACGGCTTGCGTACTGGCAACACTATCACGATAAGCGATAACTGGAACATGGGTACTCTGAACTTTAGTGGACGCACCACAGCATTCACTTGGAATCAAGGCAATCAAGACCCAACCATATACGGAAACGTGACGCTCACTTCGTCCATGACCATGACTGGTGCAACAAGCCCCACTTGGACTTTTTCCGGGCAGGGTCTAACGCAAACAGTAGACTCAGCAGGCATAACTCTATTCCTTAATAATTTTATAGTTGACTCATTTAACGGCACAGTTTCTTTGGCTAGAAATACCACTGTAGAATTAGTTGCCGGAACTTCAGGCAACTACACCCTGACCAGCGGCACATTAGATTTGAATGGGTACACAGCCACTTGTAATGGATTTAGTTCATCAAATACCAATGTGAGAACACTGGCTTTTGGTTCAACAGGCAAATTGGTTATAACTAATAGCACCGGTGCTACTTGTTTTAGTGGTGCTACTTCAACAAATGCATCAGTTTCAGGCACTAACCCACTTGTGCAATTCACCTATTCTGGTGGTACAGGCACTAGAAATATCGTAATGTGGGCTTTGCCAGAGGCTCAATCCATCAGCGTTGAGTTTTTGAACAACGCAACTGATGTAGTTGTTATACAAGGCACTTCCGGCGGTTATAGAAATATTGATTTTACCAATTTTAATGGAACAGTTAATCCTGCAAACACTCCACGTTGTTTTGGTAATTTTACGCTGGGGGCTAATGTCATTTCTACATCAGGAACCAACACCCTTACATTCGCGTCAACTAGCGGTACAAAAACCATTACTTCCAATGGCAAAACAATAGTTTTTCCTATTGCATTTAATGGTGTTGGTGGCGCATGGGCGTG